GCTGCCGAGTAGTCTCCGGTGTTGGTTGCTGCCGATCGGTTTCCGGTGTTGGATTCTTTGCAATCCTTCCAATTAACTTTGTCAAGTATAAACTTTATTCCAGCCTCTACAAGACCTTTTAACCCTATTTCAGCAGATATGTGGAGCTTAGAACAAGCTATTTTCGTATCGTCACTATCTTTATCAATACTTCCGCCTCCTTCTACCACACAATATCTATTTATTCCATTCTCGGTAAATGGAGGATAATAAGAAAATACATCAAATGGATTCTCACAAAAATGGAAACCTTTCGAACAGGCTTCAATCTTCCCTTCTTCCTGAAAATATTGTCCTACTTCGTATTGATATCCCCTGCATTTAAGGTCATTATCGAATCCCTTAAAGCCTTTTATTGTTTCTGTCATGATTATATATTATTAAAGTGGTTAATCAAAATATACTCTACCCTTCGCCTAAGGTAAATTGCTTGAATAGGTCACAGTTTTCTATACAGCAAGCAACGTCCTCTCTATACATGTGACAGTTAAATTCGGTTACCGCATATTTACAGTGTGATCTGAAAAAAAATGAAGAAAGCATCTTTACATTGCTTTCCCTGCCACTCTGCACCAGCAAGAAAGTGCTTGACAAAATGTTCCATATAATCAGGAATCTATGAATCATGTAGCTCTTCTGGAATCCAGCGTTTTCGTTTGCATATTCTTTTGCAACTTCTTCTAATGTCTGTTTCATATCTTATTTGGTTTTACGATTTTCTCTTAGTTCTTCTTCGCTGACATTCTTGTTAGAAAGGTCGCTAAGATTAGAAGATCTTCTTGTATTATTCGGCTGACAATACAAACACATTTGAGTATATGGCGAATATACCCTTCCACACTTCGGACAAATCCAACCTTGTTGCCCAAATATTCCGTTATACGGATTGATTGCGCTTGATTCTTGTTTCATAATTATATTGTTATACGTTAAACCTCTATCTCAAACTGCTCACTTTTTGCCGATGGCATACATTCAAGAATGGAAGAACCTACTGAAACGTAATAAACACCATCTTTTTCAAGTGGGAGCCAATGGAAATAGCGTCCTGTTTCTTCGTGCATTACCGGAATCCCAAATTTATTAAGAGGTCTACCATCTATACCTCGAAACTTTCTGCACCATTTATCAATAAATTCACGACCTTCCTTCTTTCGTTTATTGATTTTCCAACAAGGATGCTTCTTGTCATCATTATTCGGAATCAGTTTTTCAGGAACAAATTCTTTATCATCAAATCCAATAAGAGTATAAAGCCACTCAGCAGTTATTCCAAACACCCATCCATATCCGAGACTATCCGGTCTTGAACCACAATATTCCTGAATCATATCTTTAGCTTCGTCTTGTTCACGCAGAAGCCGTTCATTCATTTGTTTCAGTAGCTTCTCAAGCGCTGAACCTTGTTTTGCTATTATCTTCATATCTATTCTTGTTTTGAGAGTTATTTAATCCTTTGCAATCTATCAATCTCGGCAGCAATGAGTGCACCTGCTTTTGCAAGCTCTTTTATACGACCATCAATGTATTCCTCCCCTAATAAATCATCTGCCATTGGTTTCCACCAATCTACGCTAAAAGGCCATATCATGCTATAAGCTGGATTACGTTGATAATTACGCCAGTAACCTCTGGTGGCATAACAAACTGCTGCATCAGACAATTCTCCACAACGATGTTCATCATCATGTTCCAGTGTCCACCCTTCAACTTCAATTTGTCTTTTACGTTCTTCTGCTATAATTTCGACTCCACTTTTCATAATTTACTCCTTATTATTTTAACGTTTTTTACTTATAGGTCTCCATAATTCCTTTATATAGTCCCAATATTCTTTCAAATTATATATCTTGTACTTTAAGAACTTCATCTAATCTAGATAACGTCTTTTCATATTCTTCTTCAGACGCATATTTGAAATACTTTAAGCCTCTACCATATTTTATTTCAATGGTATATAAACCGCTTGCCATACCCTTGCTTCTTCCCTTGTATTCTACAATTTGAGAATCTTTTAATCTTTGATCTTGAATTCTAATCCACATATTCTTAATTGTTTTAAAATGTTAATATTACTTTTTAGTAAGACCTGTAAGTATTGTGTATGCTCCCCAACACATAAGAGCTATTAAAAATGGCATATCATCCTCCTTTCGTATTATTAGTTAATTGTGTACTGGATAACTCGCTATAATACCTTATTCCGTTTCCGTACTTCATTTCAATGCAGTATTTACCACTTGATACACTATTTCCGCGTCCTTTGTACTCTTTGATACTTGCGTCTTTCAATCGTTGATTCTGTATTCTTATCCACATCTTTTATATAATTACTTTTATTTTACATCAAACCACAAACTAAACAATTCATCTTTTGTGCAATCATACTCCCATACATGCTCAAATTCACTTTCTTCTGTTTGCAAATAAAGCGATATGCGAATATAATCCCAACTTATTCTGATGTTATCAATTTCTTTGCTTGTAACATCTTCATACTGACGGATTCTTTTTATAAATTCCGTTTTAGCTTTTTCTGTTTGCTCTAAAAACTTTTTGTATGTCATAGTTCTAAGATTTAAATGATTCTACTAACCACCAAATTAATAAACCATCTACCACCAATTTGAAAAGATTGGCAAGGAAGCTAACTTCTACTTCTTCTCCATTTAACCATGCTGCCAATGTTAATTTAATAGTTCTTAATACAATCAAAATTATTAAGGGTATCATAACTTTATTATTTACATTCAATAAAATAAACTTCTTTTTCATCAGGTCTGAAAATATGATCGCAGTGTCCTAAAAAGTATTTTGTCATAAGAGGACACATATCACTATCATAAAAAGAATATTTACTACAAGTAAAAGTATCTTCATCTTTATTTCCCATTACTTTCAATAGAAATTATTCCTTTGATATATTTTCTAATAATATCCTCTTTGCTTTCCATAACTCAAATATTTAATAATTCACTTTCTTTGATTCTTAACTCCAATGTTTTAGGATACTTCATCTTTGTGTCTATAAATTCAACGACATAAAGATTATTCCCTTTAACTCCAAACATATCTTGAATTACAAAACATGTCTTATATACATACCTTTCATCGGGGTATTTCGTCTTGAAATACTTAATAATTAATTCTTCCATTATGTTTCTTTTTCGTTTATAATTTCCCATCCTTCGTTAAAGCGTGCAGATATTAATGTGAGATATACACTAAATGAATTCAATATATAGCCTTCTTTATCAATAAATGCTCCGTTTACATATCGAAGGGATTTGGTTACTGTATTACGCAAACATTCATGCGTCACTTCTTTTCCGTTATCCATCGCTACTATTGCTTCATCTATATTCATTGCATTATCTTTTTTAAATTACGATACATTGCTGCTGCACGACTTGCATTATATTCTAGACCTGTTGATGTCTTGAATTTAAATTCATTCAATTCATCAGCTATTATCTGCCACGTTTCGCAAGATTTCGGTTCGGGATTATTCCTCATCCATTTTTGAATAAAAGTCCAAAAGTGGATGTTATTAGGATTCTTGCGTGCGTTTTCTTTCTTTTTATCCACAGAAACAATTCTCATCTTTTCCATTACTTCTACTCTATTAGCTCCTGTATTCTTTCCCCACAATTCATCCGTTCCGCCTACAGCCTCATTCCTAGCTTTTCTAGCAGCAATTCCCATTTTCGTTCTTTGACTGTTGTTCTCTACTTCTATTTCTGCCGCTAAAGATAATGCAAATAATAATGCTTTTCCGCCTATTGATTTATTTTCTATAGTCGTTCCATCCTTGCATTGGATTAAAGTAATTTCTTTTTCTCCTGCATAACTTACTATAGAAAATAAATCATTCATGCTTCTTCCTAGACGGGAAAGCTCTGATATATAGATAGTAGAACCTTTCTCGCAAAGTTCTAATAGTTCATGTAGTTTTCTCTTTGTATGTTTAACCGTTCCTGATACTTTTTCCTGAATTGTATATAAATCGGTCGGTTCATTTATTCGTTCTAAATATTGATTTATACAATGCTGTTGCTGACAAAAATCCTGTTTATCTGTTGAGCAACGAATATATACTGCTTTCATACTAATACCCTTTCTTTATTGCTTGATTAACAGTCATGATGCATGATATATTAGAAAAATATTCTTGCAAATTCATATTATCTCTATATCTTCTCATGTCCTTATAATTTTTAAAAGCTTTTGCAATTGAAGGTTCATTCGCAAAGTTATTGATTTCTACTAAAACATGAGTATATCCGCTATTTTTATAATCTGTTGCTTTCATAATTATTGTTTTTATATTTATTAATCATTTAATATATCATACCGAGATATTCCTCGGTATGTTAATTTAATTGACTCATCACTTCTTTGCGATGATTAATTCTCTTTTGTTCAATGAGCGAATAATATACTTTATTATTCATCGCACTACAAACAAGCTCTAATTTATTAGATAATACTGTTCTTTTTCTATTACTTTTCATATGTCAATTTCCTTTTAAATAATAACATTTCCTATAAAATATAGACTCAATAAAACTGCAATAAGTGATATTAAACCTATTATCATGTTTCTCCATTCACTTGTTGTCATCGTTTCATACTATTTCGTTCACTACAATATTTACAATTCCCTTTATGAGTAATCGATGTTACATATAAACCAATTCCATATGTTTTTGATTTAACTAAGATATACTCACAATTTTCAATCTCTATTACTTCGTATTCTAGCACCGAATTGTTCGTTACGCTTGAACATGAGGATAAAAGAAGATATACGCAAAATAAAAATATATAATATGTTTTCATGTTATTCAATATATTTAAGCATTTCATTATTCCCTTTATAATATGACCTGTATCTATTCTTATAATACTTTCAATAGTGTTTCTTCATTTGTAAGAAAAGCTCTAAATGATGGTGCGTCTACTTCAAGCATAACTTTAGCTTCATGATTTGTTATGCAATGTCTCATTATTACTGCTACTTTCATATTTATATTTCGCTTCTTAATTCATCTACTATATTGTTCCAAAAATCTTGCTTCTCCTGAGTATCTGCGAATAGGAATGAGGATTCTATCATATTAGATAGGTATTTATATTTTATTAACAACTCATTCCTTCTTTGTACGTTACGTACATAGATTTCACATTCCTTTGTACGCTTATCTGTATTGGCTACCCATTTATCGAAGATACCAAGTTCTTTCATCTTCGCTACTTTTTCAACTACTGTTCTTTGCTTTTCCATAATTTTAATTTAAAATTGTTATTTTTCAAACACTTGTACGTACTGCTGATATTAGTACTATATTCTTTATTATATTAATTCGATGAAAGTATCTCCGCTTCTCTTTGCATGCTTTCTAGCCTGTTGTATTGCACCATTTCTTGATGTTGATTCAATCTGTAAATTATAATCTACATGATTGTTATTTACATGTAATTCTCTAAATACTGCTGTAAATCTTTGTTTAAATCTTATTGTCTTCATCATCTTACATGCTTACGTTAATTATTTTCTTTATCACCAATCCTTTTGTTTGCTCGAATGTTTTCATCCATTCTGCTAGCTTCTATTCCTTATTTTAATATTTGTTCTACTCCGATTAAGTTCCCGTTCTCGAACATTTCATTTAATTTTGGAGAATTAGTGCAATATAATTCATCAACTAGTTCACCAAAACATGGATATTTATCCTTCCGGTATTCTAGGTCTACCTTAATAGATTTGATTCTGCTTCCAATTTTGAACTTAGCTTTTAATGTAATCGTTTTCATAATCTTTATTATTTATGTTGTTATTTATTTAAATTATATTCATCCGCTATACTCCATTCAAACGACGGATATAGCGCCTTATTTTCCTTTATTGTTACGTGTGCTGGACAACCTTGTGCAGCTAAAACTGACAGATGCTTAAGCTCGCTCATATCATCAGATGTTAACGTAATTGTACTACCTACGCCTTCCAAAGGTTTGTCAAAACAAATTTGTGATGAAAACTTATGTTTAGGGCTTCTTAAACTGTTATTGTTCATAGTTTTATAGTTTATTGATTAATAATTATTTAGCATCAAAAGTAATACGCAATGTATAATGGCTCCTCATTAGTATTCCAAACTTTGTAAATTACACATCCATTCTCTTTTTCTTCAGAGAGCTCTTCACATCCACAACCTTCTTCTTCCAAATCTTCCACTTCCGCAATCTCTTTGCCATCCTTATTTACAATGCCTGCTATCCACTCCCTTACCTCGACGTCGTTAGCGTACATTATACCAGCTCCGTAAACAAAAGCAAAGTCATTATTCATTACAAAATCTACTAGATCATTACAGTTAATTATTTTCATATCTTTATTATTTTTAAGCGATTGATATACTTCTAATAAATCCTGTGACAGGTTTGTATCTTTTTGCTATTACATATACTTCATCTATTGTTCCGTAAAAAACCTTAGCCGTTCTTTGTTTCTTAGATTTATTGATTATGATAACTTCTTTGCTTGCTATGATTCCACGATCATTGCATTTTACTATTCTTACTCTATATTCTTTCATAACTTACACAGCTTAAAGTTATTGATTAAATACACATATCAAGATTAAAATACGGAAGTTTTTTAGCTTTTTTACTCCGACCATCCATCGGATAATACTCGACCTTAGCTCCAAGAAGATTTGTAACGCTAGAAAGAAGGTGTTGTTTCTCTAATTGCTGAATCCTTACATATGCCTCAGAATAAGGATTAATACCTTTCTCACCGTAATAGAATTGACCTAAAAACGGATGGTCGTTATGTTTAACGATAAAAGAATAAGGCAGCTGTGCGAAAATAATGGTTCTTGTGTTTTTTGCCTTACAATATATTGTCCTGCCATCTTGGGTGGTTATTACAACTTTATACATGTTTTTTCCTCCTATTTATAATTTCAATGTTTTCAAACCTTGTTTTACAACTTCCGAATATAGGATTACTTCGTATTGATTGAGCAATACTCTCTCATAATTATTACTGCATTTAACAGTAACAGTAACATTCTCATCTTTATCCAAACAACAAGCGAACAGATAAACATATTCCTTATCTGTTCGCTTAATCCTTCTGATTTGCTTTTCATCTAATAAAAGCAAAATTCGCTTGATTCTTTCGTTAATCATATTAAAAGAAAAAGTCTATATTTTTATTGTATTCTCCCTTAATATTATCCATCTGTGGAAATTCAATACCGTTATCGTAGAATCGGATGAACTTGCATAACCTTGCATAACGAAAGCAAAGCTCTTGTCCTAAACCATTGTTGATTGCATGTTTTGCAGCAGGGATACTAATATCTCCATTCACCACTAATCCTCTCAATGTGTTGCATTTTTGAATAGTTACTGCTAATCTCATTCTCATTTCTTTTTCTATTCTCTGAATTTGAAGAACTTTAATCCCGTTCATGGCTTTATGTTTTAATAGTTAATACCTGTTGAACCGTAAACTCCTCCTTCGTACCACCTGCTAAGTTTTCCGAAGTAGCCGTACTTTCTGTAATTCGGAGTGTCCTCTTTAAACTTATTCATAGCTTCCTTCTTGTTCGAAGCGTAGTAGCGGATTCCTGTATCTTTACCGTTACAATCTAGTCACGGTACGTGTTGTTCTGATTCTTTTTCATAATCTTATGTTTTAGTTATTAGTTATCAATTGCTATCCTCTGTATTTAACTGGCTTGGAACAGTCGATGGCTACATTATAGCAACTATCCTATATCACATTACTGTTATTCATGCTACTAAGTCAGTACGAACGCCTAGCTCGTATGCTTACTGCTCAAAGACGATTATTTGCGGTGACTTTTTTATAGGATAGTGTTTATATTATACCCGCCTAAACAGGCGATTCCAAGTACTCTATATCCCCTACTTTGTCGGTCTATTTCGGGTATTTATAGCAATATATTTATAGTCATATGTACTGTTTGACTCTACAGGATTTACATCTACTAAGGATGCTATTATGCATCAATTTCGCCACCTGCTCCAATACGATAAGAACGACTATTATGATATTAACCAATGTAGCTGATAAGCTGTATATAAGGAATAAAAGAGATGTGATTATTGTACCGTCATTTTACGATTATATCGTGTTTAAGCACGCACACAACAGCTAGCTAACCAAGGATAAGAGCTAATACCAATATTTCAATATTTTAACATTTTCAACATCTGTCTCTCTCTCTTGATGACGTTGCAAATATACGGCTTATATCCATAACTTGTACAAAAGCACATGATATATTAACGAACGTTTATAATAGAAAAACACATGCCTCATTAGATTAATATACATAACTACGATTTTACCGTAATTAACTGAAATATCGCAACATGATAACTACGTATTATATTATACATACAAAATAGCATATATCTAATGTATAGATAATATATATACGAATATAATGAGTATATATATTATATAGACATTGATATATGATATATAATTATATATATAACATATAGTGTATATACATGTGTCAGTATATAAAGAGTATATACCTAAAGATTAATACCTTATTAAATAAGGCAAATGCTAAAAACATTAACTTAATTATTGTTAAGGGATTGTCGAGAAAAAGGACAAATAAACAAAGGAAAAAAAGAAGCAGATGAAGAGAGGAGGAGGAAGATTAATAGAAATATTGCGCTCGCTTTCGCTCTCGCAAGCAAGCGTTATGTTTTAGCATAAAATGTACATTTAGCCATTAAAAATGGATCTAGCACAAAAAATCGATCTCTCCAAAACACCAAACCATCGTATTAGACGCATTATAAGGCTGTATAAGGGCGCTAAATCTTAGATAAGATATATTAATCGTTTGAACGCTTAAAATCAAGCAGAAGGATTAATAATAGCTTCTCTGCTTATTCGAAAACCTTTTTTATATCCTGCTAATCCCATGCCTACCCTGCTGCATACCCCTCCCCGCTTTTGCCATGCCGTCTAGAACCCCGCCTCCGCACAATTTTTTTTTATTTTTTTTATTTTTCTAGACTTAGCACAGGTCTATTAAGTTCTGATTCATTTGGATTTCATTTAATTTGATGGTTTTAAAATTAGTTTTATTGATTTTGTTTGTTGCATATGACTGGGAATCTTCTGTTTCTTTTTCGAAGCGGTGATTTCCGTCTTCGCTTGTTTCTCGTATATATTTTCTGTTAAAATGGTGTTATTTTCTTGTTTTTCTATTTTATGTTCTTATATTTGCGCTCGGATATTCGTTTTTCGCTTACCCATTAAGCCAAATCACGGGTTTTATTATAAAATATGACGTTCCCTTGCCTTTTGGGTATAAAGTTTAAAAATGGCGGATATGTATTTAATTTAAATTTATATTTTATGGAAGAGAAGAAAAAACTAAAAAATGAGTATGCTGTAGGAGAAAGTTTTTCCTGTGGTAAGATTGAATTGGAGTGTGTTGCAGGTGATAGCTGTTTGCACTGTTATTTTGGCGATTTGGAGTCTTGTGATGCGGTTAGACCTATTGTTGGTGAATGTGCTATGCTTCACCGCTCGGATGGAACTGGTGTTGTTTTTAAGGAAGTGGTAAAGAAAGAGGGTGCTGCTTCTGACACTAAAAAGGTAAATAATGTCATACCTGAAAGAAAAGTAGGCGAAGTTTTCTTATATAAAGGTGCTTTATATCAGTGCTTAAAGGATGAGAATGATGTTTGCAAAAATAATTGTGCCTTACAATGTTTATGGTTATGTGGAAGTGTTGAGTTTTTGAAGGTTTTCGGATATTGTGAATCAAAAAAAAGAAGTGATGGTCAACCTGTTTATTTTGTAAAACTGCCTAATCGCATTGTTCCTTTGTCTAATGATGCGAATATTGGTGATATCGTTGAGTATAAAGGTGATTTATATAGAATTGAAGAAAGTGATAAATGTGGTGGATGCGAATTTTACAATGGCAAATATGCTTCTAAACCATGTCCCCCTAATATCTGTCCTTGTTCTTCTCATGAGAGGAGTGATAACAAAGGCATTATTTTTGTGAAATATGATGAAAAATCCTCGGAATTAATCAGAAAACATTATGCCATATCATCAATTAATAAAAGTGGGCAAAAGAAGCAAAAGAAAACTTATTTTGAGATAGGTGAGGATTTTTCATATGGTCTTGTACGATTGAGGTGTGAGGAGGATAACGCATCACTATGTCAAGGATGCTATTTTGAAAATTGGGGGAAAGTATCCTGCCGTGTTAATTATGGAACAGTAGGGAACTGTAGTGGAAGATATAGACCGGATAAAAAATCTGTTATATTCAAAAAAGTAGAGGAATGAAAGAGCTAGAGATGCATTTCTCCGGTGAAGGAGAGGTAAGAGGCTATGATTTTGAGCAGATTGCGAAGTCTCCTTACGCTTATATTTATAAAAAGACGCATATAGAGAGTGGTACGGTGAGTTATGAGGTGTTCAGACGTAAGGAGAATACTCAGTTTGATTGCATAAGTTATCCGAAGAGCAAGAGTTTCGGTATTTGGGCATATGAATCAAATACTGAGGAACAGGCAATGATTCGTTTTAATGAATTTAATAAAAAAGGCATGAGTCTTTGTTGATTCGGATATTTTTTGTACTTTTACATAAAGTTTATTTTTTTCATGAAGATAACAGTTTAATGTTAATTAGAGCACAGGAGATGTCTCGAAAATGTACTCCTGCGCTTTTTTATATACAAAACGACTTAGTCCTAATAGGAAGCCTGTATATGAACTACATGCTTTCGTCCTCACTATACCCGAAGAGACACTAAACGAAATGCTACTAAAAATGAGTGAACCCAAGCCCCAAAAAGAGTAATTATATATATTTAACAAAATGATATAGTGCACCTTTTGATTTATTTAGTATCTTTGCATAAGAATTATAGGGGATATGAGAATCCCCTATACGTAGAAGCTATTTTAATTTGCCAGTCCTGACAAGCATCAGGTATCTTTTTAAAGGCATTTTGGTATATCCACTCCTACGTCTGATGATGACCATATCACCATCATGTTCGATAGATTTAATATAGTTTTCCATAACTATTTAAATTTAAATTAATAATAAAAATATCGAGTAGAAGAAACTTTTGCGTGGGTTCTTCTACTTTTTTTGTGCAAAAAATCGCAAAATATCTATTTTGTTTTTGTATAATCAAAAAAGTTCTTATTTTTGCGCCATTAGTTATTCAAAGAAGCGATTAGATGGAAAGACCCTTGTGATAGCGATTCTATTACATCACCTTACAACAACCTGTTTTATACCCCAAGTAGGGCAGTCACCGCCAAGACTGCCCTACTTTTTGTATATTGAATAATATTCTTATATTTGCATTGAAATTATCTGTTTATTTCATATATTTTTTGTTTTAAACGGGTGCTGTTGTGAAATAGTGCTCGTTTTTTTGCTATATTTGTGGCGTAATGTGTAGAAAACATTGATATTTATGGGAGTCCGGTAGTTTAGTATGCACTGGATTCCTATTTTTTTGTTAAAAAGAGAAACACCTATTGTATATTCGAAAGTATGTTTTATATTTGTGGTGCGTTTAGGCGATATTTCATACTGTGTTGTTTTGTCTATATATTACTATTAAAATTTCAAACTGGTTCTAAGGCGTTAGATGACATTTTTTAGTTTTTTTATTTGTGGCTTGTGTTTAGTTTTAGTAATTGGCTGGCTTAGACGCATACAAGGATTTGGTCATAATTACGGGAGAGGGTACTGCTAGTGATAGTAGTACTCTCTTTTTATGTGTATATGTTAAAGTATAGTTAATTACCACTTATGTATTAGGAATACCGAATTTATCAATTACTTTTGTTCCATGTTTAACTAATAAATAAAAAGATATGAATAAAAATGAAGAGGCTTATGCTTATGCAGCTCACAAGACTTTTTTCAGGATGAAAACCTTGAAAGAAATAGATGATGACGATTATGCTAAAAGATTTAATGATGCAAAGGAGGATTTTTTAGCAGGATATGCTTGTTGCTTTTCAGCCGCAGAAAGAGCATTTCAACTTTTTGTAGAAGGATATGCTCTACAATCCGGAGAAAAAAACTTTATGAGAATTCAGATGAATATCTAAAAATATTTTCAGAAATAATAAATACATAAGCTATATATTAATATGACGGTACAAGAATTAATAGACATTTTATCTCAAATAGAAGATAAAAGTAAACCTGTGAAAATAGACATTTTTGACGATGAGGTGAAAGATGTCATAGAGCGTGAAGATCGTGTTGAACTTTATGATTACTAAAAAAGAAAAAAATGAAAAAATACAGAATAAATATATATGGTTTGCTAGATCATATATTTGACGTACAGGTTAAAAAATGGTACGGATGGGTAACGATAAAGAGTTTTCATGCAGATATAAGCATGAATGGTATGATAATTGAAAATATCCTATATTGTAAAATGCAAGCAAAAGAGCTTTTAGAGAAATTGGAGGAGGACTAACTATGGGATTTACAACATCTTGTTTTATAAGAAAGAATACACCAGAGCTTAGAAATCGTTTGAAAAAACTAGGCATTAGACCTTTTCTTTGCGATGAAGAGTTAAATGCTATTGGTGCAAATATAAAAGTGCATAATGGGATGGTAGCCGCTTTCACTTGCTCTGATTCTCTAAATAATTGTGATGATTTAATTGACTGTGGAACGAACGAGTCTTTATTCTTAGCTATTGCCGCATTGAGAGACGATACTGATAACAACCAAATGTTTATCAACGGCAAAGGAGATTGGGGAATATGTCGTGATGGAGGCGATGGGGGATTAGAAGGTCTAGACTTTTATGGAATACCTAACGACCTTAATGTGGACAATTATCATAAGGCTACAGTGGAAGAGCTAATAGAACACTTTAAAGGAAAGGAGGAGTTATGCCAGGATTTATAGCCAAACAGCCAAATGGTCTTTTCTGTCGTTTCAGCACAATTGTTGATACAGTGACTAACATCAACATGACAAAGGAAGACTATATAAACCTTTGTAAAAATGAGTTTGGAGAAGTGAAGGGTGTGCAAGAAGCTCTAGATGTATTGGGTCATTATCTGAGACCTTTTCAGGATGTCCTAGACAGCTACACGCCATTAAATGACTCAGTCGAAGAGTTCACGCAACGTCTTAAAGAAATGGGATATGACGGTCCCTTTGAATATAGAGAGGAGGAATAAAATGGAAAAGTACTATTATTATGCCTTTCGTTGCAATGGTAGATTTGGATCTGGAATTCGTTGTGAAAATAACGGCTGTTTCAGCCTGGCAGAAATACATAAGTTACTTCTGAAAAACTATAAAGAACGATGTATAGTTACTTTTTGGAAGGAAATAACTTATGAAGAGTATATGAAAATGAGTTATTATTTAGAAGAGGAAGGATGATAAAATGAAAGTATCACTTAAAAAGGCTTTTACCATATTAGATGGAAGACTATCAACGAAAATGGATGATGTATATGAAATGCTGAATTTTATATTCTCCGAAAACCTTTATACACATCAAATTCCAACAGCTATGCGAAAGCTAAAAGAGTCGAACCCTGATTGGTTTTCGGATGGAGTAAACGTAATTGAATCTATAAAGCAGAATTACAATACAAATGACTTTCAGGAGCTCATGGATATTATTGATAAAGAGTTTTATACTTATGAGATTGAGCTGGGGAAAGTTGAAGCGTTAATAAACTTTTCAGACGGATTATTCCCTAAGAATAAACACTCAAAATAAATCAAATATGAGTAAAATAAAGAATTTCAAAGATTTGGTATTTATTCCGCATCCAATAGCAGGAGAAGCTCAAAAACTTCCTTTATATCTTGCTAAAGAATATGCAGAAGCTAAACAAGCAAAAATGAATTTTGAAAATGGTTATGGAATTAGCGTCATATTCGGTTCTATGTTCCATTCTAATGGTATAGATACTTATGAGGTTGGAATACTTAAAGATGGTATATTATGCTATGCTACACCAATAACAGATGATGTAATAGGTTATATCACAGCAGACGAAGTTACGGATATTATGAGAAAAATTCAAGAGTTACCAATTGATTAATAAAAAGATCAGAGATGAATAAAATTAAGAATCGTAGGCTTGCTCTACGAGCCTATAAAATCAGAGTAAAGCAATACCCTTACAATAAGCCGTTGATTGATAGAAACAATCTCGCTTTTGTCCGTAAGGAAAATGATGGAAACCGATGCGATTGTTTCGGGCATTGGCGTAATTATTGGAATACAAGACCATTTTAATTGAGAATAAAAATGAAAATAGAGAAAGTAGATATAACAAAATTAAAAACAGTTCGTCATTATGCTGAACTAAAAGGAGTTGTCAGGGAAACAGTAACATCATGGATTAAGAATAAAAAAATCCCATATGTTAAAATTGATGGAGTATATTTTATAATTATGGAGGATGAAAAATGAAAAGAGAAAACTTAAGGAAAGCATGCGATCTTGATAAAAAAATTGATACCATAGAAAAATTAATCAATATTAAAGTATTAAATGAAGGTACTGATGAATGATGTAGCACATTGCACTGGAGAGAATTGTCCAATCAGAGATATATGCATGAGATATCAGGTATATATTAAATATAGTAACGAATTAACCACAGAAATTGGTATGTTTGTAGAACCGGGATACATTGGATATTATTGTAATAATTTTATATTTAAAAACGATGAATGAAATTGTAATAAAAACTCGTATTGATAGTGATTTTATAAAAAGCGTTATTCTTTTATCAGGATGTGATAAAGAAATGGTAAATATTATTGATTCATTTAATGGCGAAATGGAAATAGACATAGATGAATTAGGTAATAAGATTAAAGGTATAATGGAATTAAAAGTGGCATTATCTGCGATTATTATATATAAACTGGCTGAAAAAAGAGGCAAAAGAAAATGAAACTAAAATTTAATAGGAAACAATTATTAGAAGCTATCGAAATTGGCGGTAGCTTCTCCGGTAACAAAAAAATACTTCCAATATTAGAGGACATAAGAGTTCAAATTAAGGAGAATAAGGCATGGATCTTATCATATGATAATCAGAATGCTATAAAAACGGTATGTCCTGTTGAAGCAGATGTTGAAAATGGTACTTTTTGCATCAACAAGAATAATCTTGTAAGTTACATATCTCTTCTATCAGATGAATATGTTTCTATTGAAATAATAGAGAAATTAAGTTCAGTAGAAGGAGAAAAAATAATTTCATCTACTATATCCACAGATACTGGATCTGTAGTTTTTCCATGTGATGATCCAAATATGTATCCGAAATTAAATAGCGATAAAGGGTCTGATGCTTTTGATATTCAAGCTGATTTACTTTCATATTGGATAAATAATAGCAATCAGTATCTTGGTGATTTAGATGATATGAAACTCTATATGGGATGTCTAAATATTGATATTATAGAAGGGAAAGTCAATATATTTGCATCAGATGGATTTAAAATGTATCATGACTCTATGCAATTGGAAAATAACAATATCACAACTCAGTTTGGTATTCCAAAGAATTCTTTTGGTGGTATTGTAAAAGCCTTAAAAAAAGAAGATAAGGTAACTATTAAAAATGGAGAAAATAATATTATTATTATTTGTGACAATACAATGATAATGGTCAGAAAATTGGAATATAAAATGCCCAATTTCCATTCATTGCTCAAATATCCGATCTTGTTTAAAATTACAGTTAATAAAAAGCAAATATTGAATTGTCTTCAAAAGGCTGCTAATATTCAAGACTCTAAACACAAAGGAATTATTAATTTTGCCTTTAGTGAAAAAGGTCTTAATATTTCTTCTGAGAATTGGGAAGGAAACATAAAAATGAAAGATTTTATAGAGGCTGATGGAGGATCTAATATTTCTATAAACTTTACGATATCATATATAATTTCTACAATAAATGGCATTAATTCTGAGAATGTTATATTAGCTGTTACTGGAGAAAGACAGCCTATATTCATTGAAAATCCGGATGAAGATACGGAAATTGCGCTGAATAGTCCTTTTATAGCTTAAATTATGTTATCTATAAGGGTTTATCCAAAATAATATCTATATTTGTAGAGTGGGATAGGTTTTGCAGTTTGCCTTTCCCACTATTTAAAAATAAGCGGATAGTTCGGAGTCATGACCGAATGATAAGAGGATTGTTCCATTAACTCTTCCGCTTGTTTATTATTAACCAATGGAACATCAATTCAATTATATGGAACATCAATTCAATGTACAATTAGCAAAAGAATATGGAATAGAAGAAGCCATACTTATCCATAATATGTTTTTTTGGATAAATAAAAATGCTGTTAATAACAAACATCTCTACGATGGACATTATTGGACTTATAATACCCAAAAAGCATTATCTGATTTATTTCCATATATTCATGAGACTAAAATACAGAGAAGTTTAAAATTTCTTTGTGAATGTGACTTTTTAATTAAAGGAAATTTTAATAAAAATAAACTTGACAGAACGTGTTGGTATGCATTTAGTGATAAAGCGATTTCGATTCTTCAAAATGAAGGTTACGATATTAGCAAAATGAAGAATGCAAATTATCAAAATGAAGCGACAATACCATATAGTAAACATACAGATAGTAATACATATAAAAAAGAAGATACTAACGTATCTAAGAAAGTGCTTTTTTATCCGACAGAAGAAGAGAAATCAGTATTTGAAGAATTTCGAAAAAAATATCCCGGTGCTAAAAGAGGTCTGAAAACAGAATTGGATTTATTAGTAAAGAAGCATAAGGATTGGCATGATGTTATTCCAATACTAAACAAAGCAATAGATGCTGAAAATAGAAAAAGGAAAGAAGCAAAGGATGCTGATTCTTTTTATCCTAATCCTAAGAATCTTCAAACATATATAAATAATCGCTCATGGGAATTATTTACTGATGAACCTGACTATGATGAAAATGAATATCATCCTAACACCAATGGCTCAGATGTTCGATGGAATGAGCCATCACAAAGATATATATGCTTTTATCCGTGGGCTTTTGATAATCTTTGTGATGGATATACAAAAGATACTCGACCGGATAATGCAACAGTATTTTGTCAGGGACGGAAATATGTATGGAATAAGGAACAACAAAAATGGGATCATGATTAATGGACGTTAATGAGATAAAAAGGACTCTTTCTGTATTTAGGGATTCTGATACAGATTTATTTGAGATTAGATTATTCAATCCTCTCAACAAATATGATATTTATTCCGGCATATTTAGAGATGCAGATAAGGCAATAGAAAATATATTGCGTTTTGATGATAAATACAATATTTACTTTATCTTTAATCAACTAAAAGATGCTATGGATGGCTACCCTCAATATAACAAAATGATTAAGGGTTGTGAAGCTATAAAAGATAATGATATCAAATATAGGAATTGGGTATTAGTAGACTTAGATCCAGTACGAGAAGGAGGTGTAAAGGAAATAGCTACGACTGATGAAGAATTAGAAAGAGCAAGGCAGATGGCTTTGTCTGTTAGGAGATTTTTGAGAGAAAGAGGATTCTTTTCTCCTATAGTGTCTATGTCAGGAAATGGTTATCATCTAATGTTTAAAGTTGATAAATTAGAAAATACTCCTGAAAACACATTGATATTATCTAATTTCCTTAAATATTTGGGAAGTAAATTCACTGATGAATATGTAGATGTAGACTTGAAAGTCTTTAATCCGGCAAGAGTTACAAAATTGTATGGTACATATTCAAGAAAAGGAGGAAATACACCTAAAAGACCGCATAGGTTAAGTAAAATACTTGTTGTACCTGAATGCATACAGTCTAATGATATATCATTATTTAAGAATTTGGCAGATATGTTACCTAAGACTGAACCTATAAATAGGTATAATTTAGGGAATAGGGAGCAATTTGATATAGATAATTTTATATCCAATTATGGTATAAAAGTTCATAAGGATATAACAATGGGCGATGGAACAAGAAAAATAGTCCTGTCTGAATGTCCATTTGATCCATCTCACAAAGCTCCTGATTCAGCTATTTTTGTATCTAAAGATGGTATAGGATTTACATGTTTTCATAATTCATGTAGTCAGTACACATGGCGAGATTTAAGATTGAAATTTGAACCTAATGCTTACGACATTAAATCGCAAGCACATAATACTGCTATCCCATATCAAAGAAATCAATATACGTCTAAAAAGGAACAGAAGGTAAAAGAAGAGAGTCCTGAATTAGGCAAAAAATGGTTTAGAATGAAGGATATACCTAAAATAGATTTGAATAATATCATCAGTCTAAAAACAGGGTTTCACTCTTTAGATAGGGCTATTGTAGGACTAAATTTAGGTGAGGTTTCCCTACTTTCAGGTACTAATTCAAGTGGTAAATCATCATGGTTGAATACATTGATATTGAATGTTGTGAACAATGGTCATAAAGCAGCATTATGGAGTGGAGAACTTGTACCGGGCGTATTAAAAACATGGCTTGAAATGGTTGCAGCCGGAAGGGAGAATTTATTAGAATCAAGAAAGAATATTGGGAAATTTTATATAAATCCATCTGTCATAGATAAGATAGATAATTGGCTTGATGATAAGTTTTTCCTTTATAACAATGAATATGGAAGCAAATGGGCGCAACTATTTAATGATATGAAGGAAATGGTTGACAATGGTGTAGAGTTGCTTATTTTGGATAATCTTTTTACTCTAGATATTGATCTGTTTGAAGGAGATAAGAATAACAAACAGAAAGAACTTATTTTGCAGATATGCGAATTTTCTAAGAAGAACAATATACATCTGATATTAGTATGTCATCCACGAAAACAGGTCGACTTCTTAAGAAAGGATTCTATTAGCGGTACGGCTGATTTAACTAATGCTGCATCTAATGTATTTATCATTCATCGTGTTAACAAGGATTTTGAAAAAAGAGGGGGAGAGTTTTTTGGAAAAGAAGCGATAACAGCAATGATGGACTATGGCAATGTATTAGAAGTAGCTAAAAACAGAATGTATGGCATTGTCGATTATATGTGTGGAATGTATTATGATATTCCTAGCAGACGTTTTATGAATGAAGAAAATGAGAATATCCATTATGGTTGGGAAAATCCTTCTCCGGCTATTCCTATTTTCAAAGAAAATAATGATCATATATATAATGGCTATCAACGAGAATATTCAAGCGATAATTTGCCATTCTCGGAACCAACGGATGAATTACCATTTTAAAAGAATAACATTATGAATAAAAAAGCAAAAAAGTATATCGAGGATAATACTTTAGATTTGAACAAAAATGAGAGAATGGATACAACGGGATATGTTTCTTTAGCGGTGTCTATTGGTAAAGCATATGGAGCATTAGCTATAGTAGAAGATGATCTTATAGCAAAGGTAGCAGATGCATGGGATTATATGTCAGAAATGACTAGATTTGATATACCGACTGATGTTATGATTAAGGCAAAAGATATATTTATTTCTAAATTGTTAGAAGATGAAGAATAAAATACATTGTTTTGTAAATCATATATATCCAAGAAAGTTATATGTGGTTATTACAGATTCGGCTTTATTTATTAATGAAAATTTCGAGAATAGGGAAAGTGATGATGGTAAAATAAGTCAAGAGGATTTTGATAATAACAAGGCTATAACTTTTAGATGCTCTTCTTGTGACAATGGTGATTATGGCATCTGTGTCGTTTTTAGAAAAAAGGAGTATATGACTGTTAAGGATATGGCGCATGAAGCATTACATGTAGCTACTGCAATACATAAAGATTTAGGAATGTCTATGGGATTTAATATTGGTGAAGATGAGACTTGTGCATATATTGTAGGATGGGCTACCGATTGTATTAACCAAGCAAAAATTAATAAAATTTGATATGAAGATAATATTCCTCGACTTTGACGGTGTGATAACCACATTAAAAAGTAATTGGGCGATTGATAATGAAAAGGTCGAACTAGTTAAACAGATTTGTGATGCAACCGGAGCTAAAATTGTGATTTCTTCTTCTTGGAGAAGATATACTTTGGAGCAGACATTAGAAAAAATCACAAATCAAGAAAAAGTTTACGGACATAATCCTTTCCCGTATCCCGAATATATTGTAGGCATTACTTCAAGAATGTATGGTTTCAAATATGGAGAAAGAGAAACACATTATGCTGCATGTCGTGGTTTAGAAATCAATCAATGGTTAAAAGAACATGAAGATGTGACCAATTATGTAATCCTTGATGATGATTCTGATATGTTGCTTTGTCAACGAAGGTATTTCATTAAAACTCATACTTTACGTGGAATATCCAAACGTGACGTAATAAAGGCAATCAAAATTTTGTCTAGTTGATTAATTTATTTATTTTTGTGCATTAATCATTTTCAAGATGACTGATTTAAAACAATTTAGAGAAAATTCAATAAAAAGAAGTCTTTGTGAAGGTTATACTGATAAATGGTCAGAACATAAAACCAAACGAGAACTTTTCGAACTTGCTTGCGACTCAAATGCCGTTTCATATATGGCGCAGTCTATTAGTGAGGGTTGGGGACTTTCTCCACAATACATATCAGAGAAATTTAAGCCATTTATAAATGGGAAATATATCTGTGAATATAAGAATGCTAAGGGAAATGGATATTCTAGTGCTATGGTTTGTGAATTTAACGAAAATGCATTTGATGTATCGACTACCTTGCTATGTGTTATAGATTCAAATACAACTCTTAAAATAGCAGATTATCTTATATGTAAAATTTATATTGTTGGGAAATCTCAAATTAATATTGAATTAGGACAAAATTCCCGGTGTTATTTATATATATATGGTGGAGATCCATTGATTACTGGTGATGTGATTAATCCAAATGTTATAATTGAAAAATATATGGGAAAGGAGGAGTCAAATGGCTAATTTTTATATGAAAAAGGTTGGTGAGGATACCGAATATAATATAGAAAATCATTGGAACGGACTTCTATATAAACAATTTAAAGGTCTTTCAGATTACGGAAAAATAAAATCTGTATATACTGAAAGTTTTGCTGAAACAGATAAATTGAATTATTATCAAGCAAGCAAGCCAATTAGAGAAAATACTGATCTTGAATTAACACTAGTTTTCAAAGGAGACAATCGTAGAGCAACTTACGATAATTTCGTAGAATACATTAGTTCCGGAGAAATCATTTATCATGATGATGTGCGTAACAAATATGTTAACTTTATACTCATTGAAGCGATTACTCCTTCTGAGGATCAACTTTATGGTGATATTAAATATATTATTGCTACATTTAAATTAAAAAATATTAATGGTCAAACAAGAGATACACTTTAAAAATGAAAACATTAAAGCAGATTAACGAGCATTTGTCATCAAACGTTTATGATGACGTAACTAAGTTAAAAATTCCTTTTTATTTATATAATAAAGGGATAAAAGAGGGTAAGATCATCTTTCAACAACCAAAGACTTTTGATGATTTTCAAAAATGGTTCGAAGATAATGATGTAGAAAAGTTTAAATCTGCATTAGCAGATATGTACAAAGACGATTCAAGATCAATAGATGAAGATATTGATAATTTCAGACTTCGAGATATTATATATACTAAAAGTAAATCTAACTCAAAAGATAGACAAGTACTTGAGCTATTAAAAAATAAATTTGCTCATACTTTGACTGAAAAGACTAATAATCTAATTCAAGTAATATTTCATGGTACACGAACTGATATAGATCAATGTATGAGAGAATGTAATATATATGTTGATACGATTGATATCATTGATGCTATGTTAGATGAATAAATATTTGCCATATATAGTAATTGGTATCCTTGTTTTATCATGGATAGTAACCTCCTTTCTAGATCAGTCGAAACCCTCAATGAAAACTATCTATAAAACGGATACCATTACTATTTATAAAACAGATACAATAACAATTGAATCTCCTAAATATAAATATAAAAAAATAATTGATACGTTATATGTTTATATTAAGGATTCCAATAAAGTGTCTCTGCCGATTGAAGAAAAATATTACAAAGAGGAAGGGCGATATGAGGCATGGATACGTGGTGTAAATCCCTCATTGGAAAAGATAAACGTCTTTAATAAGACAATTGAAAAAAAGGTAACGAATACCGAAATAAGAACTATTTATAAAAAATCGTGGAATGGCTATTTAAACGCTCAAATTTCGAACTATGATTCTAAAGTGATACCTAGTATTAACTTGACCATTAATTCGCCAAAATCACTTTCGTTTGGAGCAGGCATCGGAATATATCAGAATAAGCCATTATATAATTTTCAAGTTGGATATAAATTATTTGGAAAATGAGAAATGTAACAGAAGAATCTCTATTTGAGATGTTGACAACGGCAAAATTGCCGCAATTACCGGAAATTAATAATCCGGATAAAACATGGGTTAAAGCCATAGTAAAGATACTGCGTAAAACAGGGAAAATCGACTATGCCATAGCTGAACATGATTTGTTTTCATACGATGAAGTCCGAGTTTTAAAAGAAATCGGAGGAGTAGGAGTATATCATGAATTACTCGGAATATATCCATATGTATACCTTACTGAAAAATACATTCCGGAAGTAAAGAATAAAAAGGACATGATTGATTTTATTCTTAGCCGAAATCCAGATATGAATGAGGCAGAAGTTAATGCCATGAAAAAAGAAGAAGTCAAGAAATATTTCCTTAAATGCTGTATTAAAGAACAGATTACCCGTATGAATACATGGCGTACAATGAATGCATATCAGCTAGGTCAGTTTGAACCGGAAATATCTAAAACCTCTGAAGTTATTTCTTCTAAAGAAAAAAATGATGAAGAAGAAAAAGAAGGAGTAGTAGAAGAAAATAAATCAGAAATAGAAAATGAAACAGAAGGAGATAACAAATCGGGAAACCCTGCAGAAGACTTTTAAATCAAAAATACAAAAGTTAAAGGTACTTTGTAATGATGCTCATCATGCAGAGAAATTAATTAATGATATAATTTCCATTAAAGGTCAATTAGATATTAAGCCTACTTTAGTATATCTTCAAATAGATGATATAGTAAAAGAGTATGATTTTGGGCATTTTAAGTTGATCTTAATGAAAAATTGTATTGTTGTAAAGGTTGCCGGATTCGAAATGGTAGTGCATCCAATGCAAAAGACATTATATAAGCAATTACAATATATCATAAATACTCATGAAGATGATAGCGGATTATCTGATGAAGAAAAAGATGCATTTCCAACCTTTATTAATGCAACAATGTGTCTTATTATGACACCATTAATATGCTTTTGTAACGATGGACTTTGGCAAGATCTTGCTTATTATTTTTCTAAAAAACAAAATGATTTTTTTGCTAAAAAATTAGAAACACCATTACAGGATGAAACTCCTGAAGAAGATACAGAATTTAACAATGTTGTTTCAGCTATTGAAGATTTCAAAAAAGAAGCTATAAAGGAAGAAAATGGAAAACAAGAAGGAACAGAAAATATGGAGTAAAAGCTCTGTAACTCCATTTCCGGGTGGATGGATATATCCTGATCATCCGAACGCAAATGTTGAATATATAGAAGCTTTAAACTACCAAGAAGGAGGCACACATTATAAAAAATATGCAATCCAACCAATAGAGTACATTCATGCTAATAAACTTGATTTTTTTCAAGGAAGTGTGGTTAAGTATATTACGAGGTTCAGAGATAAAAATGGACTTGAAGATTTGAAGAAAGCAAAACATTTTATAGATTTATTAATTAATTTGGAATATAACAATGACCAAAGCGGTTCGGATAAAGACAACCACGAAGGTAGTCAAGAAAAACAAATCTTCGGCTGCAATAAAACCGAAACTAAGAAGTAAGGCTCCGGGATTATTAACCGAAAAGGTTGTACTAGTAGTAAATAAAAAGAAGTAATGAATAGAATTATAGTTCGATTTACGATTTTCTTTATTGCTATATACATGATTGTAGTGTATATAAATGCATGGAATGGTGTATTAATCAACGCTGACTGGTACGTCATTTTATTGGATTATTGTCTATTTATACTTGCATCGGAAGATAAGAAATTCCATTGTAAGTTTGCAAGAGCTATTCCAGTTAATATGGTATTTACTGACTCTATAGCTTGCATTGACAATGCATATGATATTATTCCTAATACGGAAATTTATCTTTGGTTAGTAACATCTACATGGATAGTTTCTATAATAATTACAGTAATACTCGGTATTGCTCATTTTAGAAAAGTTCGTAAACTTAAAAAAGAGAAAAAGAATTATGAGTACAAGTTCAAATAAGATTGCAAATATTAAGGCTGAGGCATATGATTTAGTCAAAGATGAGATCGGAAAGCTATCCGGTATTAAGAAGTTTCTATTTGAAACTCTTTTCTCTAGACTCTTTGACATATTTACGGAGGATCGCAGTGATAACGATTTAGCACAAGCAATTAATAGTATTGAAAAAGTAAACAGCGAATATGTACGAGAAGATGATTTTCTTAACTACGATTCTGCCATGCGAATACTTCATTATTCTTCTAATAGAGTTGGCTTCAGTAATCTCATGAAGAAAAAGGGTATTAAACAGCATAAGTTCCGCAATCAGAAGATCGGTTTTAAAAAGTCCGAGATTTTGGCACTAGAAGCAGAGCTTGCTATTGAAAGGGAAAAGACCAAGAAAGAAAAGAATATAGTCAGGTCAAAAACAAAAAGAGTAGAAAAACCAAAACTCTCTAGAATGGAGAAGTTAGCATAATAATGAAAGGGGAGCTTGATACTCCCCTTTATTATTAATAACGTTTTATTTCAAAATAAAAATCTCCATCATAATAAGTACTATTGTCAACTTTTATATAAAAATAAATTTTCTTTGTAGAGTTATCCCAATTTGCTGAAACATAAAATTGTCTATATGAAGGCCTAATCCTCGGTGTCGTTAATATATAACAACTAGTATCATTTACTTGATCTTGATTCCAATCGCTTGGAATTGTTAATGTTACCATTCCTGTAGATGATTTAGATAATGAAGGTGTATTATTATCATAAGATGAAAATTGTGCAAAACGATAATAACTTCCTTCTGTCTGAATTAATCCACAACATATAATACTTGGCATCATTCCCCAAAAACCATTTCTCTTAGTCATTATTCCATATCTGCTAAATCCTAATCCAAATAGCGAATTTTCTGCATTTAAACGTATTGTGGGTAGTCCACCTTGTTCTCCATTATAAACAGTAAATTTATTATTTCCTGAAGTACCTAAAATCAATCCATTTGCAAAGTAATTTGAAATGTATTTATTTGCAGTGATTATAGGAGTTAAACTATTCATAGAGAAAGACACACTACTTTGATATCCTACCATAAATCTAAGATCAAACGAGATAACATTATATCCTATTTCTGTCAATATTACATCTCTAGTAATATTATAAGAAGGATTACTACCACTTCCATATGTCTCTCCATATATTTTTTTTGTACTAATAAGATTTTTCAAACTTGAATCTGAATATGTTTTAACATTAAGGTTAAACCATATATATTCATCAGCATACATATGACTAACTGAGATATTAAAATTGCATGTCATATTAATTGCTGCTGTAGTTTGAAATGGTTCAGATATTACTATTGTTCCATAATTTATAGAAGAAGAGCTTTCTGCTGAGAATGGTAGAGTTTTAATAGTTATTGTTGGAGTAGAAGAAGCAAAAAAATCTTCCGGATTTTCTTGTGTTTTACCATCATATATAGCAACAGCATTTCCTTCCGCATTAAAAAAAGTCATTGATACATCAGATGGACTTATAACTATTCTTTGACCATCTTCATTACCAATGATATTCTCTCCGTTTTCAGTTACTCTCCATACATTATTATTATCTATTCGAAGGAATATACTGCCTGAGAAAGAAGGAGCACCATCTGCTGTCCACGAAAATTTACCTCTAGCAAAAAAACCACTACCATCAGGATTAATCTGATATACTGTTTCTCCGGCTTCATCTACACCCATAAGTTTTCCATTAACAGCAAAGAATCCTCGTTCTCCATCTGTACCGGGCAGATCTCCACCTATACGTACCTTTAATGTATCATCCCAATTTTTTGTATAGATGTTAGTCATTAAATCAATTTTAGGCTCACCATTGTCTACAGACATATAAATAGCCGAATGTCGGTTAGCGTATGCAGCATCTCTAGAAGAATTACCAAACTGTACAATTTCATCTCCTGCTTCCGGAGGATTTACCACAACACCATCTGATCCTGAAGTAAATTCACTCATAAGAACATTAATATAACCTTGATGTACGCTAGATACTTCTACATGATATTCCTTATTCCCTTTTTGGCAGCGAATAAAATCATGTTCAAATATAGTATTTACCTCATCTTCTATTTCAATACGATAATACCCTTTACCTCCTTCTGTATAAGTATCAACATGCTTAATTTTCGCATTTCCTTGAGTAATCGCATAACTTCCTCTAATGGCACGTATCTGAGAAATGATAAGTTCAAATGCTGTTAATGATTTTCTAATCATTAATTCATCAGCTTCAATCTTATAAAATCCATCGTCTGTCTTCCATATTTTAAAGCCATGACCGGAAAAACCGGAATCAAAATCCTCAGTCATCTCAGTTGCCCCGTTTGGCAATGTTCTTCCTGTTTTTTTTGTGGAGTAGACTGCTCTTTCTACTCCACTGTCATATGTATATGCCATTATGTATTATTTAAATAAAAATTTAGTCCATGCGAAATAATTGCTATTTTCTAGATAATTATTATCTTCCTCAGAAAAACGGGCTTCTTGTTCAAAAGAAACGCTTTTATATATATCATGTGCCGTACACCCATCATCTAAAACAGTAGAAATCAAAAAACGAATCCCATATTCTAAGCCATACCAAATATAAAAGACTACTGCCGCAAATAATAAATACCATGCCGAATAACCAAAGATCAATATTCCAAGCCAAATCAGTATTCCTGAAGCAATAGCTAATTCAGTCCATTGACGAGCATGTGTGCATTCATGATTAATAACGGCTTGTTTAAGGGAACGATATTTAGTAAATACCCAAGCCATAATAGTAATTGTAGAAAACTGTGGAAATAAGATAGCCTTAGCTAACCATGAGTCATAAAATACTTTCTTCATCTTTTTTACTTTTAAACGTTAATATTTCAGGATAATCTTTAGTAACATCAAATGTCTGTACTTGTTGAACAGTAGCAAATTCTTTTATAATAGCCAAATGCTCTTCAGTCGTATCATTGCAGTCAATAGCGTATAATTCTATTTTTTTAATCATATCTAAAGCAAAATCTACTGGAAGAGGATGTTTTTTATTGTTAAACCAAATTTTTGTTTCGGTTCTTCCTGCATCTTTTTCTATGTTAATAGAGTTGATTAATCCTGCTCGATCTGCTTTATTAAGCCATCCGGATTCCCCATCAAGTATAAAACAGTTTACCTTGTCAGAAGAGTCATAAGCATTAATTTCTATTTCCTTCATTTGTACTGCTTCTTCTAAAGTATATACATGTTGTCTCAGCATTGGATACCCATTAGAATCTTCATGGATTTCCAAACCATTCTCCTGCCCAGTCAAAAGCTCTCGCCAGTATTCATCTGTTATTTCTAGGCTTCCCTCTACAGGTTCATCGTAAAAGCCTTGTTTCCAATACATCATTTCTCATATTTTTTGTAAAAATACTATTTTAATTCATAACTTCCAAATCCTTCGGCTCCTCATCAAGTTACTACAAGCTTCCGGATGGGTTGCTGATTCAGTGGGGGACAATTGCAGGTGGAGCAGGTATTAAAACTATATATATGCCTACTACTTTTAAAACTGCATATTATACTATACAATTCACGGGAGAAGCTGTTAATCAAACGGAAAAAATCGTATATTCTCCTATGTTTTACTCTAGATCAGGTTCTTCGTTTTCTGTTTTAACTAGATATATAGCACAAGGCGGCAATGTTAATGAAACAGCATGGAATTTCACATGGTTAGCTATAGGTAATTGGAAATAATTACTTCCATCTACCAATAGCAAACCAGTAAAAAGCTATGCTAAATCCTCCGGCATCTGAATCAACGTTCTGATAAACGGAATCCATTGTGAAAGAGCTTACACTTTTAGTATATATATCAAAAGAATATATGTAATTACTGTGTACAGATCTAGTTCCAGTTAAATGCACAGAGTAATAAGTATTAAAAAAGGATATTGGATAATATATCACTTTGCCTATACCTGAATTAGTGCTATACCCCCACTGAATCAGCAACCCATCCGGAAGCTTGTAGTAACTTGATGAGGAGCCGAAGGATTTGGAAGTTATATTTGAAAAATCTGATTTTACTAATGATATTCTTGCCCATTTATCAGTAGATAATGTTGGATCGATATAGAATATTTCAGTATCAGTATAACTTGTAACTACCCATGATAGACAAGTTAAATCATCCGCTAAATGGCAGTTTAATACTCCTGTACCAAATTCAGCCATCTGATAGTTATATAATATTTGTTTTCCTTCTCTTACAGCCGTCATAATTCTTCCTACTTCTGCAAATTCTGTAGAAGTAATAGTTCGACCATTTGATATATTAAAAATATCAAGAGTAGTTGTATATGAGTTCAATCCCCCACCTGAAATATTAATATTACCACTTCCCAATAATGATTGCCCATTGATGGTTTTGATACTTGTGCCGGAAACTAATTTCTCCTGTTTATTTGATAAATTAGTAAATTGGGTAGATGTTAATATTCCTGCATCATTTAATGTAACAGCAGGAAGATTTATGTAATCATAAGTTTCACTAGAAGTATCAAAATTTCTTTTGGTTATTTCTATCTCAATATCAATTTTACTAGGCCTTACAAAAGCTCCACAATAATAATACTCATTAACAGGATTTATAGAGTTAAAAAACTTTCTAGCCTTTATATAATTTGCTTTATTTGCTATATTATTGTATTCAGTATTAAGAGAAACTAAATAAGAGCATTGATCTCCTCCAAGTAGTCCGGCTTTCGCTGTTGTAGCTATTGGGAAATTAATCAAAGGAGAGGATGTACTTTTAGTACCAGTAAAATTATATTGTTCAAATTCTATTTCTATTTCTGAATCTGTTTGTGTCCAAGTATAATCACCTGATAAGAAATGTAAATTAGAAACATCAATTTTTCCAAAGAAGTTTCTAGCACGCTGAGTACCTGTTAGATTTGTTCCCGATCCAAAGTTAGTAAATAAGATGTTACCATAATCACCTCTAAAAGCCGTAGTAGATGTTGTTCCTAATGTTAACAATGTGCCCGGCAATAAATTGCTAGGAACTTTACCATTTGAATCCAAAATCAACATACCATTTTTGGTATTTTGAGTTAGATAAGCCGTAAGTAAAGGAGTTATAGGATCAATTAGATTATCATTTATATAGCTAACAATGGATTTAACAGATGTTACTAGTGATGTACTATTGCTATTCTCTGTAGTAATAGACGTAACAACACTAGAAGAGGTTAAAGCACTTGTTTTAATCTCATTGTATAAACTCATAATAAGTTGCATTCCTGCAGTAACAGATTCAAATTGACTATTAATTACCTTGTTTTGCAAAGGATTCGTTGAAGTGGAACTTAAAGCAGAATCAACAGTTATTGTAGGAAATGCAATATTACCACTACCAAGTAGGCTCTGTCCTCCTACAGTCTTAATATTTGTTCCCGAAACAAGATTTGCTTGCTTGCCATTTAGTGCAGTAGTGATAATTTTATTTTGCAATGGATTAGTGCTAGTAGTCGATAAGGCTGAGTCAACTGTTATATTTGTAATTGTAGGTTTATTAGTTAAGTCATTATATGAACCGGAAGTTGCAACTGCTGCAAAATTAGGTTTATTGGAAACATTTACCCATGCTACTGAGGCTGCTGATCCTGATACATTAATATTCCATGTGCCACTAGCACCTAATCCGGTTTTAGATGGTGCATAGTTATTGTAGTTAAGAGCACTTAATAAAGTAGTCTTAACCCAATTAGCTTCTGTTGTATTGCCTTTTGCACCTGACATTATATATGCTTCAGGAGTTGAAGTTTTTCTTACTCCAATTGCAGTAACATAAGGAGCATCATTACCAGTATAACTGTCCATTAATATGAAATCCTTATAGTTAGAGTCAGTACCAACAACAGTATTCATCATGTTAAATCTAATCTTCCCTGATGGTATATAAGATGGCGGTTGTTTTCCTCCACTTCCTGTATATGATCCATTGATTAAATTTGTAGCTTTAGATAACTCGGCTGTTCCTGTAATGCTTATTGCCCAAGTCCCTGTTGCTCCCGTCCCTGTTTTTGTAGGTACATATGATGTATAATTCCCCGTATGAAGAATTATATTTGATGCAGTCGTTATAGCACCTAATACTCTATTAGGTTTAAATCGTAATTCTCCATTTAATGCATATAAAGAATCAACATGAGTAGAATCTCTGTAAAAATTGATATATTCACCGTCACTATCTGATGCATCTTTAAAATATATACCATTTACACCTACAATATTTGAATTTCTCATATCAAGACCACCTGTGGAGCCATCATCTGCAGATACGTCTGCTGCCATTGATAGCTTCCCTGATGTTCTAATTACATTTCCGCTTAAAGATACAAAGGCATTGTTTACTTGCGTCATTGTATATGCATCCGAAATTCCATATCCCGATAAGGTAGTTGGTTTAGAAGTTATCTGAGAAAAAGAATAAGTGAGATTGACATTTCCTGATCCTACAATACTTTGACTGTTAATCGTTTTAATATTAGTACCTGACACAAGTGTATTCTGTTTGGAATTTAAGGCGGCAGTTATCACCTTATTCTGAACAGCATTGGTACTTGTTGTGCTCAATGCAGTATCTATACTTATAGATGGTATATTGGCGATAATAGCCATTATCTCTTCAATATTATCAGCATTGGTTTGTATGCTACTATTGGCATTATTAATAGCATTTGTTATAACCCTATTCTGTACAGGATTTACCGAAGTTGTACTAAGAGAGCTATCTACGATAACGCTTCCGCCACCACCTCCTCCACCGACAGGTATATTTACATTGACTGCGCCTGATCCGTCATATGTTGCAGTTACTGCTCCGGAAAAGGTTAATGCATATGGATTTGCTAATTTAGTAGGAATAGTCGGTTTTCCCGATAAATCTGAATAATTACCGGAAAAAGGAGTAAAATTAACCCATGCTTTATTTCTTCTAGCATAATATAAATTATTGCTAGGAGCTTCTGTAATTTCAATAAGAGGATCAATGTATTCTTGTGTCCATGTCGTAGCTCCGGCAAGTTTAGTTAAAATCATCCTCTTGTATGCAGGTTCGTTAACTGTGCCATCAACATTAGCTAAATCAGCTAATGTAATATCAGTTGGTGCTGCTTGTGTCTCTGCTGTTTCTATAATCCCGTTTTCTCCTTGTTCAAGGATAGAATTTCCTCCTTGTTCAAAAATTGATTGAAGGTTAGCATATGAACCTTTCACATAAATACCATTATTGAAAGTAATATTTCCATTTGCTATATCATCAATATCTTTTCGAAGGAACTTCTCTGTATCAATATCTTCCAGTTTCTTTTTGTCAGCCGGAGACATTAATCCTCTACTTGTTGTTGTAACCAATCGCATTACATCGGTAAAATGAGACAATGAACAATGTCTCATAAACTTTGTAGCAGAATTGCTTATATATACGACATAATCAATAGATGAGCTATTATCTACTCCGGCATTAGTAATTGGATACCGCATTGTAAGGTCTCCATTCTCATCTCTCTTGGCAATTGAATTCGGAGTAGCTCCTGTTGAGGCTTGATATGAATCTAACTTAGTTTTATCTGCTGCAGACATTACTCCTGCATTACTTGTAGTAGCAGCATTTATAGTTAATGATTCTGATGATGATGTCCCTGCAAAGTTCTTATATGCTTTAGTCAGTGATATGGCAGTGGCAGTATAAGATGCTGATATATTTTGCATGAATTTATCTGAAGCAGGAGTAATGGCATTGAAGAAGGAATATGCTCTTTGATAAATAGTTTTTCGGCTTCCTGCATATTCAGAATATAATTCTTGTCCTTTTCCACCATCAAATGCTGTACCGGATATAGTACCAATAATAAGTCCTCCGGTATTCAATGTAACATATGCTGTACCTGACCATCTGAATTGATATGGAGGTTTGCCGGATGAAACATCAATGTATATCTTTCCTGTTTCCGGAACTACTGCAATCGTTTTAGATGAATCTGTATATAATTTAACATTTGATATAGTTCCAGTTGCTGATTGATCATATGTAGCATACACATCCAATACATCATCGACATAGGAAGGAAGATTACTGCTAGGAACTAATCCTGCTGTATCCAATACAAGAAGACCATTAGCTGTATTTTTCTTGTTCCATGCTGTAGATATTGGCGTTAATTTAGTATTTATATCAGTAATGGAAGCTGTTATAACCCTATTTTGTAGAGGATTTGTAGATGTAGAACTTGTTGCACTATCTACTGTTATAACAGGTATATTTATATTGCCGGAACCTAACAAAGATACACTATTAATGGTCTTTATGCTAGTTCCGCTAACCAAAGAGTTTTGTTTGGAATCTAAAGCATTGGTAATTACTTTATTTTGAACGGGATTAAGAGAAGTAGTGCTCAATGCTGAATCGACAATGACCTCACTTGTCTTCACAACAAATTTACCGTCCTTTAAGATATAATCCTTGTCTTCATCTAAGACATGAACAATCATACCTTCTTTTCTACGGGACGCAATAATTGCGTTCATATCTGCAACTGTTTTCTCACTTCTATAGCCTCCTTGTCCATATGTTTCACTATGTGTAGCGATGATATCCTGCGTTGTAAACGGAGTTATCATGGAGGCGACATTGGTTCCGGGTATATCTGCCATGACTGTTTATTTGAATGATATGTATAATTTACCGTACTGTATAGTATTTAATCTCACAACTTTGTAAGCTACCGTATAACCTTGTGCATTGACTACATTTTGATCAGTAACAACTATGTCTGTATTTCTAAACTGACCTACCCATACTTCAAGTCCTGAATAAATGCTTGCAGGAATTACATAATATGGATAACGACCCCCTGTGCAATCAAATAGGGACTCGCTCATAGTTCTACTATTAGCCCATGCCCATCCGCTTAATGCTAATATTTCATCATTTGTCAAAGTCGTATTTGGAGAAACTCCAAAATACTTTTTACTGAGAAATGAATATGATGCCGATCTAGTCACTGATTGAGAATTATAATATGCTATTACAGTATATGATTTATTAGATGTAATTTCAACCGGAGATGTATAAGACTTAAAATTAGCCGCTACACCTTCCTTGTTACCGTTCACAGTTGCATTGGTAGGATTAACCTCCTCTCCTTTTCTTTTAATAACCCAACTCAATACAGGTTTTGTACTGCTTCCGATTTCATAAGTGCCTCCTCCACTAAAAGAAGTCATACTTATTTGGAATACAGCATCCATAAGCTCATTAATATATTGAGTTATGATCTTATTCATTACCGGATTTTCTGATTCTGTAGAAAGAGCACTATCAATGATAATTTCTCCTCCACTTGATTTCTTTTCCGGAACGGTAGCAATACTGCGATTTTCATTTGTTTTAATTTTAAATGCATAAAGAAAACCGTCTGACGGATTTACATAAGCCACATCCATGACACCTTCTTCAGATGCAGGAATGATAGAAAAATTGGCATACATTGAAAGAGCTACCAAATACTGATTTCCTAGTTTCTCTTTCCCTCTATAAACAACTGTATTTTTGGATACATTTTTATCTCCATAGAGTTTGATAATTGCCTGATGATCTTCTGCGCTCAAAGTTAAATCTGTCGTTCTAGTACTATCCAATAATGTCTGTGTAGATATATAGATAATACTATCCACATTGATGGACATTTTTTCCTGAGTCCACTGCGTACTTCCGGGATTCTTAACAAGAAGAACTTTATCGTTTACAGTCCCATCAACAATAACATCTACATTATCAAGAGATCCTAATGTATTAGCCTCAGCTATAGGCATTATAGGTTCTGAATATTCCTCATAGATAGCATTACCGTCTTCCTCATATATAACATTGGCTGATTCTTCAATAATGGCATTTTTACCTCTTACAAGAATGCCATCATTAAATGTAATATGTTCTAATGCAGTATCAGGCACATCTTTACGAAGAAAGTATTTTAATCCCATTTTCAGAAAGTCAATAGAACCGATAGTGCTTAATAGACTTTGTTGGACTGCGGAAATAGATTTTTGTAATGTTCCCTTTCGTATTGTAATCGTATCTGAAAGCTCAACAGTAATTTCCGGCAATATCTCATTATTGGAAACTTTGTATGTATAATTAGATACATATAATTCATACTTTTGAGAATTATATTCAATTTGCAAACGAGCATTCTCATTTAATTGAGCAAGAATATCCGGATGATTTTCTAAATATATACGGCTAAATGTTATTGAGAAATTAAATTTTTCGCTATTGTTCTGAGCCATATATCGAATGATCTCTTCTTTCAGATCGTTCTCTGCGCTTAATATATATGCTTGTGGTAGCTTAATATTTAGAATAACAAAAGAGTCTCCGGCTTCCGGCTTATAGTTATTCGTTTCATTAGGCATAACTATATTGAAAGTCGAGTCATCTTTTTTTAAAGCTAACCAAACTTCATTTGTCCTAGTATTCTGCTGTCTTTCCTGAATATTTTTTTTGTTAATTTTCTCTGCAGCGTTACCGGGAACAATATTTCCATTGCTATCAACTTGTACTGGATTCTGAAATATTGCTTTTTCACCTTCACCTTCCTCTTTTACTTCTACTATGAAATTACAAGCAGCACATTTACCACTTGTCATGGAAAGAGTCATCTCACCGCTTGAAATACCTTGCTCGAATAGATTGAATCCATATGTACCATCTGTCTTCCTTAATTTTACATAGAAATATGGATGTAGATATGCATTTGTTTTTTTATCTAATTCGTCATTATCCTCATCGTCAAATGCAATAGCCGCAATCTCTCCAATCAATTGTCCGGCAGCATTCCTAACTCCCTTAATTGAAGGTTTAATATTTTCAAATTTTACAATTATTTCTTTAGGATTCCCTTCAGTATATTCGTTTTCAAACGTATAATATTCATTTGTACCGGGAATCTTATATGTATTATTCTTAGCATTGTAAAAGTGCTGCAATCCCTTGCTCTCTCTATAGATAGGAGGCATCAGATTCTGAGCATATGGAATATAATCTGTCTTTAATTCAATTTGCTTAAACTTATCTCCCACAGCAGGAGTTTTAGTAATACTAATACCAATAGCAGGAAGAGATACTACCGCATTATTTAAAAACCAATATTTGCCATCATATCCAATGCTGATTGCTTTAATGACAGCATAGACTTTATAATAGTCTATAAACTCATTGGTTTGGAATGGAAATATAAAATCTAAATTATATTCTCCTATTGCAAGATCACCTAAACTATAATCCCATGTATTTAACTTTGTATAAGTCAGGTTGTTGTTTTCCGCATCTGAAAATTTCATTTCAAGACCTTCGGGTTGCCAATCTTTGGTAGGGGGATTTGCATTCTTCCAAACCCGTCTCATTAATGGCTGAATTCCCACTCTCATCTTTCCTTCACGATACATTTTTAATCGCATCCGGATAGTCCCCTTCCATACTCCTGTTTTTGGAACAGTATTTATTACTTCAACACGTGGGATTTCTACTTGATTCTTAAGAGTATATTGATACTGCATTCCAGTGTCAGACCACAAATTATAGCTATATGCATTTGCGGCTTCACCTTCACGATATTCTATAGTCTCGTTTATATTTACCTTCTCTGCAAACAAATCTTTGTCAGAAATCCGAATGTCCGCTTGTTTAATTGCAGTATTATTTGCATCAGCTTGTACGCCTATATCTCCTTTTGGATTATCATTCGGATAGTAATATGGAATATTCTCATCACTACCAACACCCGTACATCTATTAATTATACGATAATTAGCGTTTGTCTTAGTGATTGAAAGGAGTTGGTTGTCATGCCCATATTTAAATGTCTGAGTTATCGCATTACTGGAAAATCCAATATGTATTACTCTGCCTGCAAAATAATATGGTAATTCATATGTTTCAAAAACTAGCTGTAAGACTTCACTGAAAAACTTATCTTCAAAAGTCATCAGTTTACCTTCTGAGCTAATTCCTTCATCTACAACAATGGAATATTTTAGACCTGAATATTTTAAAGAATAGTTCATACGTTTAGCAAACTCATTTATATCACCATAAAATGTGAACTTAGTGCTATTACTAACGTATTGATCTATATTGGCAGCATCAGGTGATACCGCATCATAAAAATATGTATTGTCAAGCTGAATCCTTTCTGAAGTAAATACAAGGTCATGCTTCCATCTTAAATCGGTATTGGATTTGGAAGAAGAAGGAGTAGTGAAGATATAATATTTTTCTCCCCTAAATTCAACAAACTGTGTCTCATCCCATTCATTATCAAGACAACGAGGATACATTAAAGTAGCCGAAAGGCTAATTGAACCCATTCTCCCGGATACAAATTGGTAGTCAGCTATTACAGCTTGTGCTCCATTGTTAGGGAAAGGAGTTTTGCTACCGTCCTGTCCCAATGAAAATATTGAGAGTTTTTCGACCATTTTATTTGTTATATTCGAATATATATCTATATTTGCAAATGAGAACTTTTAATTTATGAAATAAAACGTAGTGCCCGGTAGATTCCTTTTGGACTGCCGGGCATGTTTTATAATTGTTTCTTTGCATTTATCTCATCAACTCCTTTCTTTATGAGTTCTTCTGATTTATCTACAAAATCTGCGACTGGACAAATTCCATTTTGCGGTAAGTGATGACATTTAAACCATTGTTGAATCGATTTCTCTAAAACTGAATTTCTAATTTCCATTTCCCCTAATCTTCTCTCCAACTTTAGTTTGTTGTTCTCATACTCTTTTTTGTCTTCTTCACGATTTTCTTTCACTTCATCTATAACTTCCCGAAGATTCTTTATTTCATAAGATATCTTTTCCGGTCTTGTCTTAATCCAAGACGAAACTCCGGCAATAGCCCCACCACTACCGAATATCAACATTAATATGTTTGTCCAATCCATACAGAAATATATTATTCGTTATTGTATACAAAGATAACAAATAAATTTATAATACAGTAGTTTTCTTGGTTTTTGTTGATCTCGTAGATGTCTTAGGTGATATAGTTTCCAAAACAGGAGCTATAACCTCCTCTCCCGACCATTCGAATGATGACAATAAGGCTGATAATTCTTCATTTTCATATACCGGATATGGATACACAGGCTCAAGTGGAGTCTCATCATCAGTCAATGGAAGTAATGCAGCAACAGGAAAGAGTAATTCATAATGACTCAATTTCATTATCACTTCAGTCCCATTATTGTTTTTACGAGGAACTAAATGTAATTCATCAAGAATCCCCTGTGGTACTTCATTTAATTTTTCTACCGGAAATACGATATATTTCATAATTGTTAATTTTTAAGTTAATACCCTATTTTTGTTAATTCTTCTTTCACCCAAGATATAAATGCATCATGCTCTTTTACTTCCTGATCTTTTGAATTCTCACGATGTTTCCGAGCCATTGATGCAGAAAAACTAGCTACTTCCATTGCAGAATTAAGGCAATAAGCTTCCATCTCTGCTGCGTTAATAGCCATATCCCTGTTTACTGGTTTCATGACTCTAATAGGAAATGCTTTCATGGGAGTATATTCGGAACCATTCTCAAGAGTTATCGTTTCTTCAGTATGATGACCAATGTATAAAGTTACAAAATTCCCTTCGTCTATAGAAATACACTGACCGTTTTTCCATTCAGTTTTATCTCTATTAATATCTTCCGATTCAAAAGCCGGAATAGCTACATAATTAATTGTTTTCATCTTTACTTATATATTCTAATTGATTAGTACTTCCTTTGAATATGTATCCACATTGATTCTCAATCTCAACATCCTCCAAAGGTAATAATTGTTTCTTTCCAAAAGCCTTTTCGCACAAGATAATATATTGTATGATTCCTTGAAAGTTTCCATGAAATTCTCTTGCGATTGTTCTCCCAGTAGATTCTCCATCTTCATCCTTTTCATTCATACCAATTAAACATTTAATCCAATTGGTATTGCCTTTAGAATCATATCTAATCTCATATTCATAAATGGATATAACCTCGCCTAGTAATTCTTTAGGAAGGATATTCTTAGCATCCATTTTGCGATCAATCTTGATCTTGTTAGTAAGTTCCGTAAGTCTCATTTTATTTTCTATTTTGCGCATTAATGACCATGTGTCTGCATGTTTTAATAATCCGAAGTAAGATCCCCAACTTCTATCATTATTGCAGCGTTTGGCATCGTCAGCTACTCTTTTTCTAATTTTTGTATATCCTTTATTATGAGAAGTTTTTGAATTGTTATTTCTATAATACTTATAGCCACAAAAATCTAAAGGAATAGATAATGGCTGTATTTTAACTGTATGTCTTTTAGCACGCATCCCTAATTCATACCACCAAAAGTTCTTGATTCTCCATTTAGCCTGTTGAGCTTCCTCTTTAGTATGAAAAGCTAAAAAGTTATCATCAGCGTATCTTACACATTCTTTTGTTAAACTCTTTGCAAAATAATCAAAAGATAACATCAAGATATGATGAGCAAATGGTGAAGTTGGCGTTCCAATCGGAAGTTTATTATTTACAAAACATATATTTACGGCAAAATCTATCAGTTTTTTATCAGCAACTATTTTCTTTATAGCTTTCCTAAAATATTTCTCCTTAATATGTTCGTAGCACTTCCTTTGATCTATCACTAAACAATAACTTAAATCCAATCGATCATAAAAGATATTTTTCATCTTATGTACAACAGATCTTTTTTTATCAGTTGCAGTTATACCGGATTTCTTTTTGCAATTTAAACCATAATTATTGTCTTTCTGATAATATGTAGGTTCTAACAAATTTAATAGTAAATGTTGGTATATCCTAGTTTCTAATGTTGGACTACTGATGTCCCTGTCTTTACCATTTTTATTTGTCTTTTCTAAATATTTATATGATAATATATTAATGTATGATCCATCTTTTAATGCGGAATATAATTGTTTGCAATTAGACGGTCTGTTGTCTAAAAAGGATATGACTTCTCTTTTATTCATATGTTTATGAATAGCACGATCAATCGCAAGATTTACATCCTTTTCTGTAATATTATCAAATATGTCAACTATTCTATTTTTCATTTTTATAGCAAGTTGGGCATAAAAGGTAATGTTTATTTCCACTACCGTACTTCTCAAATACAAAATGTATCCACAAGTACATTGTCTTATAATAATTTGTCGTTCCAAGACACGAATAAAGAGTTTGACGATAATAAAAGAACCTTCTTGGGCAAACCCGGCATTGTTACGATTCGTATTAGAAGCAGCGTTATTCGCATTCAAATTACGAGGCGAGCAATAAGCATTATTAGCATTACCACGAAACCGAGCCGCAAAACTCTTTATCCATTATTTCAACCTATCCAATCTGTTTTAGAGGTTATGTCCCATTGCATAACTTATCAGATGTCTATAGGATTTGCAGGGATTGCATCCCCTTTATTCCGATTGCATCGGAACTGCGTTTACTGATATCCTAACTTGGGCAAACCCGGCAGAGTGACGATGAGTAGTAGAAGCAGCGTAATGCGCATACAAAGCCCGAGGCGAGCAATAAGCATAATTAGCATAACCACGAAACCGAGCCGCAATTCTAACACGCTGCATAGCTGTACTACTCCAATAATTGTTATCCCAAGCATAATAACATTCTCCAGTTGACAGACTACCGCCTTTTGCAGTCTTCCATGCAGCATAATTTTCTCGCTCTTTTGCGTAACTATCTCCCAAGTTTGTACTACTGCCTAATTTCATATAGGATTTTTCAAAATCAAAAGTACCAAGATTGGTTTTAGTTACATTTGTTTCTTTCAACCATTTTTTTTGATCCGGTTCCAAATAAATATCAACTGGATTGTTAACAGACGCTGAAGCAGCATTCACACATGTTCCAACCTGTTCATATCCTCCTCCGCAGTAAGCAAATACATCACCGGATAAATTAGCACCTGCATATAAAGCCATACGCAAGATTACTTCTACATCAAAAGATGTTTCTGCACCTAACTCGTCATATGCATTAAATGTTTGAGACATCTTCTTATATACCTTTACATTCATTTCTCCATCAGCTAATCCTTTTGTATCCACTATATTGCGGTAATAATAGGTAGCTCCATAGAATTCAAATTCTTCACCTTCCTGCACTCCAGTCTCAACGGCAAACGATGCTGCCATTTGACTCTCCATACATTGTTCTTTAGGACAATAATTACTTAGGAATTCATTCATATTAGTCTTACCCCCACTAGCATTATAGAACATATCCGATGGAGTCGTATTCCAATTAGCGTATTTCCATGTGCTATCTGCCGTCTTTTTGTAACGAATGCCTCCCGTCTTTGTCCATCCTGCTTCGCTTACAGAATCATTAGAACAAATACCACCGGAAAATAATGATTCCTTGTGTAGATATTTAGTTCCATAACGAATTTCCAAACAATTGATGAAAGTATTCAACGCATGATATCCTCCTTCTGCAAAAGGATAAGGTGCATCGGGATCTGCATTATTTGCACGACTCCACGTCATGTCGTTGACTTGATTCATATCATTAACTCTTGGATATGTTCTTCCGTTACTAAACATCGTACAACGATTATTTATACCATTTGAAGATTTACAATTAGATTCACCTTCATATACATAAAAGAAAGAACGTGTCTTATTGCCAATAGTGCATACAGGACAAGGAGATATGGCAGTCGGATCAAGCCCCCAAAGAGTTGTATCTATTCCATCCCATGTTGTCGGACTTGCAAATATCCCTTTCCATCTTTTCCCACTTTTTCCGACAACGTTATCTAATAGATAAATCTTATCTGCTCTTCCTAAACCTATTGTATATTTAGTTTCAGTGGTCTCATAAGGTCGTAAAATACGAACTTCTTCACCTGCCGCATTGTAGAGTTTCTGCGTCATCCCATATTGATTATAGAATGCTTCTGCATCAAATGCCCCTGCATCACAGTATTTATTTGTTTGGGTATTATCTAAATACAGTTCAACATCACATTCGGCTCTCATAGCTTCTGTGATTCCAATAACAGGAGCAAAACTACCGTCTACAAATCGAAGAAGATTGTTTCTTTTCAATTTTCCTACAGGATGATTAGTCTCACCTGTATTGTCTGTAGTATCTATTAGATAGAAATCCCATTTGTCAAGTATACTTGTATCACCAATCGTATTAACTGATGTAGGACTTAATTCTCCATTTTGCCATTCTCCCACACAATAGTTTGGAGAAGCCATGTCAAGAAGATCCACCTTCTGAGCAACTGTTTGAATTCCTGTAGATGCTTCATTGAAATTCCTATCAATTGCATCTGCTAGAGTGCCCCATTCAACTTCTTGCGTAGCTGCTATGTCTTTGATTATTTCCATAATTATTTATTTATTTTTAATTAATGTTTCATTTGAAATTAAGGTATCGTTACCTAACATTGTCAAGTAGCTGGAGATAACTATGCTGATCTTCTGAGGAGATTTGGTGACCTTTCCGGTTATCTCGTAGATTCCATTGTCTCCAGAGATGAATATGTCTGCGATGGCAGAGGATGATACACCGACTAGCTTATCAGAAGCATTTGACAAGGTTATGGTGATAGTTACCGTGCTACCCTCGGCAATGTATTCTCCTGGATTAACTGAGTAAGAGACCGAGGAGTAAGGGACATTGCTCTTGATAACCGGTCTGAACTCAATCATGTCCGGATACAGAGTGCCTGCCTTGTACTTTCTCAACTGTCTCTCCAACAAGAACTCGGAAAGGCTGTAGGGGAATAGCATGAGAGACCATAATACAATTTTAGAGAAACGAGAATCACCGTCTCTAATCGTTCCTAGCCACATAGCGCCACTATCAACGCCTGTACCTGCTTGGATAGGATTTCCATTATATATGTACTTTGAGAGGTAGGATAACATTCTCTTACTTTGAATTCCGCTTCCACTTGCACCAGTACCAAACGAATAGTTTACACTTCCACTTTCAAATATAAAAGCACCATTACCTGCGGAATAAGATTTAGACAAAGTACCACCTTCATTATTCCCTAATATCTTTCTATCCGCAACTACCGTATAGTCCTTCAAAACAGGCAATCCGGTAGCCTTGCCGAAGTCGGAGATACCGTCTAGATATAACGCACCATCAATTATTCCACTTTCTCCTTTCCAACCGATATTGTTTAGCTGAATGTTGTGACCTCCTACAAAGTCAATCAACTGATCGTTAAACTCTGCGTGATTATCATTAGTGATACCCTGCTTCTTGATGTTGCAGTACAACTGAGGCTTGATGATCTGTCCCGGACGGTCAAGGTTGAAGTAGGCGATAATTTGGTTAATTTCGTCGGTGGTTAGGACTTTGTTGGCGATAAAGCCACCTGCGTAGGCGACTTGAGATGTATCTATAATTGCACCACTACTATCTATAAATCCTTGCACACTAAGCTTTGCGTTTGATATCTTCCCATACGTACCTAATCTATAATCTTCTTTATCTCCTAATATATTGTTTATTACTGAGGAATTGCTAGAAATAGGACTTTGAATATTAAAGCATGTATAACCGTATATTCCTGTTTTATTAAGAGAAACTCTAAGCTCATTTCTTACATATCCAATATTAGATTCTCTGATATAATTAGTTAATGGAATATCTGAGATGCCACGTAAGGATATATGATGAATAATACTCACCACCGTAATCTCGTTGCTACCCTCCAACATCTCAGAGACTGGCTTGACGGACTCGATTATGTCGTCTACTCCGTCTGTACATAGCCAGCCTTCGAAGTCGGGGAGTTGCTCGATAGTGAAAGATTCATGAGGGAATATTCCAAAACCTATATTAGTATTTTCTTCCCCATTATATAAATCGTTTCGTGAAATAGGTAGTATGTATGTTCCTTCTTTATTAATAGAAAAAGTACTTCTAATACTTGGATTTGCTTCGTCTATGTAATAATAAGTTATAGTTTTTGTTAATTTACTAACTTTTATTTTATAAGATGGAATCACATATCTATTCTTGTTTACATCCAACCATATTACTAATCCTGTTTCACTATCTTTATTGCTTACTGATATTTTATTTGGAGATACTTCTAAATCATTTATTTGTCTCTTAGTCCATTTAGTAAAATCAGTACTATACAGCCCATATCCACTATTCCCCGCAAATCCGAAGTTCAGCAATTTAAAATCATTACCTTTCCCGGTCTTATCTTTTAGAATACTTCGGTCTGCATCTTCATTCGTCTTACCATAGGTGGAAATTACTGAAACAACGCTAGATAGGACAGCCGGATCAATATATGATTTACCACCTTTACGCTTGTATTGATTTCCTATACCGAAGTCAATACCTAGCCCTATTCCTTTAGCTCCTCCACTCATTCGATATAACCAATAAAGATTCTATAATCAGTTAGAAGCTCACTTGTTACATTGATTTTAATTAAAGCGATAGGATTCCACATCATTGACGTAAGCGGAAGATCAGTCATCTCTTTCTGATATGTAGGCAACCCATTTACAATTGCAGTATTAGATTCCCCTTCTTTGGAAAATAAAAATACGTAAAATGGATGAATATCATCTACTAAAGTCGCTTCTTTTATTTCTGTTACTTTTGTTATAATGTTCTGATACATAATTATTCCTCCTTGTCATTATTTTTGTTACTATATTTTGATGTTATTTCTAATTGCCGTTCTTGATCTGCAATTTCTTTTTCTTTTTGCTTTTCCAATCTTGCTTTTTCATCCGGTTTAGAATCAGGATTCTTTTCTGTAGCTGTATCCTTAGATATCATACCAGTACTAATTCCAGTAGCCAATCTCTGTACTAAATCAGTTTCAGACTGAGGTCTCCAAACCACAAATTTAGCATTAATTTTTAGATTTTCAAAATCAGTAATTGCAGTGGGCTGAATCTTTTTATATACTAGTTCTTTAGCCAATCCCTCTTTAAACAAACGGCACATTTTATCTGCAACATTTTGATATTCAGCAGCATGTTCCAACCCTTTTTCAATGTCCATTGATTGAGTAAGCATAATAGCAATACCGGAAATATCTCCAGTCATTTTAACATCTTTAGGAAGCAAGAAAGTTGTACTTGTAGCTTTCTGTATTGTTTCTTCCATCAACTGTAATGTGTCAATCGTTCCCTGCGGAGAAGGAGGTGTCAAGAACTTGGCATCATTACCTGAAGCATCAGTTCCTGCCGTTTTGTCATTAAGAATAACAGATCCGGCAATTTTCTTCCCTGTCTCATCAAAGCGACCTTTAATATACAGAATCCCCCATCCATGTCTCTTTTGGATAACATTAAAAATATTATATAAAATTTCGTAAGATTCAATAACGCTTTGTCCGTCATTCCATGCGACATCACCTCTTTTTGTTACAAGAGGAATTTCAGAGAATCCATGAGATTTAGTCTCTACTAATCTCCATCCATATTTATTAGTATCTACAGCATAATCATCACGGATAAAACGATATAAGTTTTCTTTATCATAACAATCAATGTACTCAACATCATCTTTGGGATAATAAACAGCCTCCATGATGCGATCCCCATTCTCATCATTATGTGGAATCAAAACAAAACCATCCATGTAAGATATAAGCCTAGATTTGATTTGTTTGTCTTGGTCAAAGTAGTATAACAATCCGGCATCTCCAACAGATAATTGTGCATCTGCTAATTTTCTTTTCATTCCATCTTGATTCCTTAGATCCCAATATTGTTTAAATGTAATAAAATCCTGTTGTTGTTGATCTGTCGGATTTTCGTCAACTATTGTAAATTCCATTTTGTTTCCACATAGATGCTGTACCTGCTTATCTTTTATATTCTTTTGAAATGGGACAGCCATCTTCTGATATTTGATCTCGACAAATCCTCCACCTTGTTCTTTGTCTAGCTTCATAGTAATAGAAGGCACATTTTGATCGTATAGAACACGGTGATTTAGTGGTTCTAGTTCTTTTAGAAACTCGCTTTGATGAATCACTCTTTTCTTTATAGTCGGAAGTTCAACTTTAACAGTCTCATTTATATCAACTTTAGTTGGATATAAACGAGCACATGAATTCATGTCATATCCTCTAAAAAAAGGCTTCTTTCTTAATAATCTTTCCGGTTCTGAAAGAAGTTGCTTTATTTGTTCTTTATAATCAGGCATTCTTATTTGGATTTTCAATTAAATTATACTTCTGCATTAAAACCTCTTTAGTTGGGACGGAAATTTCATGTCGACAATATGGGCAAATATCATTATATTTTTGTTCTACAATTATATATTGCTGTTCTACTTTTTCAGCAACAGAGAATTTGTCATTAAGTCTAGTACGGACATCTGCTTCTAATTTTAATGCGTCTTTTATAGACATTCCATTTTTGATAGCTTCCGGTATTTTTGCCAATAAACGTACCATAGCTTCTTTGTTTTCTTCAAATGTGATATCTTCATATTCAGCCTGAATGTCTTCTTCATCGAAATTTTCATTTTGCTTCTTATTTTTAAAATTAGCATCAATATATGTTTTGAGAAACTTTATTGTTTTTGACTTATGATATTTTGAAATCACATCTTCTTCTCCGTCTCCAAAAATGGATTTATAGGCAATTGTAGAACTGTTGTATTCATTGAATAAAACAATATACGAAATATCTCTAACAGTTATTTCGTACTTCATCTTAGCGCAATCCTCTATTATTTTTTTTAAATCCTTTGCTTCCATAATTTATATTTTAAGCCCAAAAAGAATCTTCATAAACACTCTCATTTGAATCACATTGAATTTTATCCGGCTGATCTATTGCTGTTTTTTCAAGTTCTGTTCCATATTGATATTCAGCTAACGGGAACATTCTCATTGCTATAGCATCAAGTAAATCCATTGATCTTCCTTTACCAAGCATCTGATTCATTTCTTTTTTAGTCGCCAATCTTTTTTTGCCGCCCGGCTGTTCTTGAAAACGAACAACGGAACATTCTTCGATAAATTCAGTTTCTATCAAGACTTCCGTTTTCAATTTTGCGTGATAATATTTACGATTGGCTACATCATCAGAAAATGATATTTTCCGTTCAGTGATAAGAAATTTTAATCTGAGATATGCTTCATCCTTTCTATTAGCTGCTGCTCTCGCATATAATCCAACAGGAGGATAAGATGAGATGAAAGGAATTGCATCGGGTATATAATCTAATATGTATCTTCCGTTTGTACCGTCAAATACAATATGAGAATCCGGTATGTCATGTTTAGCTGCGAGCAATTTCAATTGATTAGCATTTTGGGCGGGAGTAGTCTTTCCTAATACTAACATATCATATATGTGCAATCCATCCCATACTAACGCAATAAAATTATCAGTGCCATAATCAGCTAAGTCTGCTGTAATCCATTTATTTCCGTTCACTTGTGGATCAGCCATTAAGCATTCACGTGCAGCCCAACTTGGAATAGGTGATTCAGATTCATCTAAAATATCTACATTCCAGTTTCCTGCAAGATTGGCTAATGCTTGTTTTTCGCCCATTGCAGCAACGCTTGCCACATATCCCGGATTAGTCTTAAGCAGTTCCTCGTTCATATCCAGTGAACCGCCATAGAAAGTAGTAGTCTTAATGAAATCCTTATAAGTAAACTTTCCTCCTCTAGCATTCAATTTTTTAAGATGCCCATCAATTTGATGTTTACATTGTTCGTAAACTTCTTCCGGAGTATCTCCAAATGCTACATCTTTTATATTGTCTCCTTTAATATAAAAGTATCTAACAACTCCATCTCTTTCCGGAATTGGATAACCAGTTATAGGATCAATATACCAATCAAGCCAAATTCTAAGCCAATGATTCTTTTTAGGATTACAGGTAATTCTGATCTTGCCATTCCATTTACCGGAACTACGATTACGAGAAAAAGCCAATCGAATTGTACTCCATTCAAATCCTGTTCCTTCATCAAAATAAATAACCCCATATTGCCATCCTTTTACACGTTCTAGAACGTCTTCGGGATTTTCATTATCCATGTGAGTAAAATCGACAAAAGCTCCATTCTTAAATGTAGCACGAGGATTTTCCGACCGTTTGACCTTTACAGCATCTCCATAAATCTTTTCAATCTCATCAACACCACCACCACCTACTTTTGTATCTTGTATATTCTTACGAATAAAAACCATACGAAAATTAGGGTCAAGAGAAGGTTCTGCCGCCATTAATAATGCGGCGAAGGAATTATGAGTCGTCATATAATCATCGCATATATAGAGATGCTTTGGGCTATCCACGACAATACACTGAGCTTCCTCCTGTCTTACTAATTTTACAGACCCTACTCTGACATGATCATTAGTCCTCGCATATTTTCTATTATAGTCGTAACTGTTATATTTGTCAAGGTGCTTCTTGCTTGAAAATATAATATCATCAGTTTGAATAGTAATTCTAAAACACTCTTTATTGGTATATTTATCAACCCTTTTATCATCATTAGAAGTTGCGATATATCCAAGACTACGACATAGTTCTATAAATCCATCTTTTAACTTTCTGCTTGTAGTACTAAATGTGTATCTATTCTTACGACCTACGCTACCATCCGTATCCATCAAGCCATAAAGAAGTTCTCTTCGCTGCTCTATAGAACCAAATAAATATTCCTCCGGTATATATTTATTGTAAGAATAAGTATTAAGACCTTTCTCTTTTAAATAAGAACGGTATTTTGATATGTTTTGAGTGTAAAAACATTTAGTACAGTTACTTTTTCTTTCAACAACTTTATAAGATTCCGAAATATCTCTTATCTTATCTATAATGTCTATTTCTGAATTTGATATTTTAAAACATCGATCTCCATCTTTAAAGCATGCTTTTGTTAAACATCCGTCCCCAAGCATAACTCCAAGAATATAAGGAGGAATAACGTAATCCTTTTCTTTAAACTCTACTGCATTGTTGATAGGAATATATACAGGTTTATCTTCCTCTAATAGTTTTATTATATCAGAAGTTTCTACTGTCTTTATCCAATCCCATTTTTGGGGATTACGTCTATGTTTTTCAATTTGGCTCTTAGAACGTATCGTCCATAAATGTTCAAGACCACAATAAGCCTTTCGACCATCATAAGTTTCTATCTCGTATATATCCTTAACTCCTTGTGGAAAGACATGAGTAACAACAGCATCTCCATCAAAAGGAGTTGTAATAATAGAACCTACTTTAATGTCTCGCATTTTTACCCACCCGTTTGGAGTTAAGACTTTAGAGCTTAAAGGTGCTAGTTTGCCAACCCCCATAGCGGCTCCACCTACAACAAAATCTACGTTACTTCGAACGAATTTTTCTTGGAAGCCTTTTTGCGGACGTATTATTTTGAGTTTATTTTCGCTGTTTTCTGACATGAGGTGCAATATTTACATGCAAAAATAGTATTATATATTCTATGAATATTTAGCCTCGGAATAAAAACGTTCACCAGTGAATGTTTTGTTGTACTCTTCACTCTTTTTCAATAGAATAATGCTTTTATTTTGTATGCGATTATTAATTCAATCTTAATAGACTTATGAAGTTTACTCAACAACAAGCCTTTGAAAACCTCAAAGGGAAATTGACACAAGGTGGGAAAACCCTACGCATGTCAGAAAGAACAATCAATAAGCAATTAGAAGCCCTAATTCCATTATTGACAAATGATGAATCTGAATTAGATGATTTTGTGTCGAAGGTGTTCCCTGCTTTTCAGGAGACAAATTCAAACATGGAGCATGATTATGCAGAATTCGTCAAAGCTTATAAGCCGCAGGATGACAAGGGAAAAGGTAAAGGCGCAGATGCAAAAACAGATGAAGCCTATATCGAAATGCAAAACAAACTTGCAGAACTTGAAAAACAGGTGTTAGCAGATAAAAAGGAAAAGCAATTAGCTAGTATTAAAAACAGTTTAAAGTCAGCGATGAAAGAAAAAGGCATCAAAGATGATAAATGGATTAATAAGTATTTAGCTGAAACGAGCATTACGGAAGATCTTGATGTGCAAGAAAAAGCAAAATCTGCACTAGAGTTTTACAATTTGAATCGTGCTGAAATTCCTGATGTCGTTACTCCTCTTAGTCCTTCGACAAAGTCTACTGAGATGAAAGATATGTGGAATGATTTAAAACCAAAAAAAGAATAAGATGGAAAACGATCTTTTAAATACCTATGGTGCGGTCTACTATGGTAGAGTCACGAACCAAATGCGAGGTCAGATCGGTGGGACGAGAGAAGTCTTTGTTCCTATCGTAGATATCAAAAATCATCAGGTATTCCCAACTACAGGTGGACTTGTAAAAAATCCATTTAAAAGAATGGGTAAAATGTACGCAGGAGATTTGGTGGAATATCGATGGAATGGTAACGGAAAAGCCAATAAACATAAGCAGGCAGAAATTATTTTGCTAAAAACATTTGAAGTACAGGCTGCTTCGTCAGCAACTACTGTTTTTATTAAAAGAGATGGATTCAGACATCAGCCTTCAATTGGTGATGTTTTGATGAAAGCTCCGGCTGAATTTGCTACTGCAGGAACGGCTCACACTGTTGTTGCTGTAGAGAAAACGACTAACAGTAATGCAGACGTTTGGAAACTTACTTTTAGCGCAGCTATCGGATCTTTGACAGCAGGAGATATCCTCGTTGAAGGAGATAAAGATGGCACAGATGCTAAAATGCTAGTACAGAATCCGAATGCAGTGTTGCCGTGCGACTATGACTTTAAATATGCTCCGGCTGAAAATGATGAAGATTTTGATGGTGCAAGATATTATCTTACTCCAACTCTTCATGCATTGATGTACGAAATATTAATGTCACCTACTCCGGAAGTCGTTAAAAAATTAAATAAGTCAAATGTTGACGGTTGGTTTGAAATCTAAAGAAAGGAGAAATTATGAGATTTGATTTTGATAGCAGTCGTTATGCTGCTCTTTTTAGAAGTGGAGATGGTCGTCAACTTTTGCAATCAGTCATTGATGATTCGGGATTGATCGACATTAACTATAATTGGTGGAGAAGTCAGTTCTCTGTAAACCCGAACGCAACTCCTACTGCATCAGATGGGACTGCGACATATAAGGTTAATCAGAGACAAACGACGAGTGCTCCTTTGATGGACTGGCGTGCTCCTCTTGGTGATGCTCATCCGTTTAATAAACAAGGTCTTTCTTTCTATACTGGAAGTATTCCTGATTTTATTTCAAGAGCTATTGCTGAAACCGCTATGGAGCGTCAGTATAAAGAAGATAAATTTGCAGAATTTGGAAGTGATGCTGATATTATACGTGAGTGGACAAAGGATGTTCAGTTCTTGATTGATCAGAAAGATCAAACATTGAACCATCTTTCTGCACAATTAATTTCTACAGGTAAAATTGTCTATACCGCAGGAATGGGTATTACCGGGCCTCAACAGAAGGCTGAAATCCCCGAAGAAAACTTTGAAAAAGCAGGAGCTAAAGTTTGGACTGCTCCGGATGCCAAGTTGTTTGACCAAATGGTTATTATAGAGAAGAAATTCCGTGATAGAACAGGATACACTGGTGCTATGAAATGGCAGATTACAAAGAAAATGTATCAGGACGTATTTTTGAAAAATACACAAGTCAAGGAATGGGTAGGATATTTACGCAACTTAAACACTAATAGTCCTGTTGCGGCTCCGGATATCGCTATTATTCTTGATGATATGTTTAATGCTGCCGTAAAAGCATATGACGGTCTTTCTCCTATCGAAATTGTAGTAGAAAAAGAGAAAAACTCAAATTGGGCAGGTGATGAGATGGTACATGGTTGGGACGAGAAAGTAGCTGTATTGCGCCCCGCAGGAGATGCCGGATTGATCATGCATACTTCTATTCTTGACGAAAAGTTAGCAAATAAATATGGAAATAAAGTAATTGACTCCGTATTTGCAAACATTGATGGATTCTCACGTTTGGCTAATTTTACGATGGCTGATGGTCAATATAAATCATGGGAAACTCGTTTGATGATGAGTGCTACTCCTGCATTGACCGAATTCTTATATCATGTCATTGTTGATACAACCGTAGCAGATTCTTAATATGGCTCAATTTGACATTATAACATATCTAGAAGGTTTGACCGCCTTTGTCTTTGACAAGGCGGTTCTAACCCGTATCGCAATGGAGAGAGATGTAAGTGGTATTACTGATTTTAAATCATTAACTCAAAAACAGAAAGACCTGTTATTGGCTGATTTATTATTTGTTATATATACATCTCCTAACTATACAGCAAGTCAGACGAACCAACACGGAGCATACACGAAAACGATTGGGAGTCAAAGATATGATACGAAAACAGATATTTATAATCTCATGATTGGATTATATAAGAAGTATGATGACGACAAGTTAGAGCTTGTCTCAAGCGGAGGAGTTTCATGGATTAACGAATACGACTGATGATCATAGACAGGCACGAAACAGAAGAATATCCTTATGATGGAGAATTCTATACTACTTGGATAGATGAAAGCAAACCATTAGACCAACAGAAGGAAGAAGATTTAATATTGCTAAAGACTAAATGCGATATTCAGGAGGCACAGAAAAGTGATTCAGGTAATAGCATTAAAGCATCTTTCAATGTTTATTTCCCTTTTGATAAATCTGTAGGAATCAAAATCACAAGAGGTGTCTTATTCAGAGGGAATATGTATGGAATGCGTGTAGATGGAATGGTTATTGGACTTTTTCCAACACAACTTTCAGGTTGTGCTGTATATTTAACAGATAATACATCAAGTAATTTAAATGGCTCAGTATAGTTTTATAAATAAATTAGCTATGAAATTAGCAGACGATGGTCAAAGGCTGATCGAAAGTGCTTATATACAAGCTGATTATGATAAAACTAAAACTCAGAATCTCCATGATAGTTACGGAAGCGCTGTTTTTTATAAAAGAGAATTATATCCGGGTACAAAAAGGTTTTTTACTAAAATGGCTACTACAGCCAAATATGATCCATATCAGCATGAATATATAACTGGTAGAAGATCTGTAGAAGAATTTTTGGGAACCTTTAGACCTCAAAGCAATGGGATGCAATTAATAGTTGTAGTAACCATGTTTTATGGAGGAATATTGGAAGCCGGACAAGATCCGTTAAGACATAAATATAAAGTTATATTTACGGTAGGCGATGACTTGAAAGAGTTAGCAAGAAAAATTAGTGATAACGTGAAAATTTTAAAAATTCAACGTGACGAAGTAAGCCCGTTATAATATGAGTTCAGCATACACTACTATATCATCAATAGAAACATTTTATAACTCTATCTTAGATGGAGATATTTCAGAAAATGTATATCCTTCTACCCTTCCGCCTAACAGACCGGATGACTGGAAAGATATGGCGGTTATTTCATGTGATAATGGAATAAAAAATAAGGGAGCCGTAAATGAAGGATATGTTGAGATTTGGCTGTATGCAAAACCAATGGCTAATGGGAAGAAGAATGTTGCCGTGATGTCAAGAATGGAAAACAGATTGGATGAAATAATTCAAGAGCAACAAGAAACTAATTTGCATTATCGCCTGTTTCGTGAAGAAACTCGTACCGATTATGATTCAACTAAAAATATGCATGTTAACATAGTGAGAATACATACAACAATTATTTAATTAAATAACTTATTAATATGGCTATAGATTTAACAAAACCCCTCATATTGGGTGGAGTAACAAAAGTAGAAATTACTCCTTTTACCGACAGTGAAGGATTGACTCCCGGTAGTGGAGTTTATGACTTGACTAAAATTGTAGCTGATAGTACATCTATCACGCAAGATGATAATACTATCAATGCGACAGACAATGAAGTATCGGATGAGCCTCTGTTCGAAAACGTAGTTTTGGGACGGTATACCTTTGCTACAACCAGTGGTGATATTCAGGATGACATCTTGACTGGACTTTTCGGATTTAAGAAAGTGACCGTTGAAGGAAAAGATGCATATTGTGCACCTAATACTTATTCTCCTAAATGGGCAAAAGTACGTGTAGTATTTGGTACACTTGGCGCACTGGTTTGCCCACGTGTAAAGCTTAGTCCTAAAATTACTGCTTCTACTTTGAAAACAGGTATCGTGCAGGGTGAAATCAGTGGTACTTGTTACGCAGGGAAAGTTGGAACAGGTTCTGATATGACTCCGTTCTATGTTGAAACTGCAGCACAGGGGGGGGGAGCGTAAGGGAATCAGCTTCTCCGACTAATTCCCTAAGAAGTATAAACGGAGATTCTAGTTCTAGTAAAAAAGTTAAAACAGGAACAGTATTGTAAAATAAAAAGGGAGGGAGAGTTAGACTCCTTCCCTTTTTTAATAATGAGTTATGGAAGAGATAAAAAGAAAAACATTTAGAGATCCTGTATCAGATGAAGCAATGGAGCGACTTGTCAAAATCATGACGAATAGCCCGACTTTGGTAAAATTGCAAAATACAGAGTTTGAAATAACTGCTTTAAAACCGGGAACGCAATGGAAGATAGCGGAAGAAGCCACTAAAATTAATAAGATAGAAAAAGCTACTTTTGGAGATATATTGCAAGGATTATCGCAAGAGTTTCCTGTTGTATGTAAAATTCTTGCATTAGCTATTCTCAATGATAAAAAGGCAATTGAAGAAAATCTAGAGAGATTTATAGATGTCTTACTGTGGGAATGTGAATCTAGAGATTGGGGACAACTTCTGTTTGAAGTTTTAAATCTGATAAATGTGGATGTTTTTTTTTCGATTATCAACTCGATACAGACGTTCAGAATGATAGTCTTGGAGAGAAAAATGAAGACGACCGAACAGAAATAATAATAGCAAGAACATCTTATGGTGAAATGTTTGACTTCTTAAAAACATTTCCATCTGTAACGGTTCAACAATATATGTGGGAATTGACAGTACCACAAATTCTGCTAGCTAAATATGATTCAACCCACATCATTTATCTATCAGAAGAAGAGAAAAAAAGAAGAAATGCAGTGCATATTGACAATCCAATGCAACTGTTTAATGACTTTGGAATACCTGTATTACCTCAATAAGAAGAAAAATGGCAGACGGATATATATTAGAAATACCGGAAGAAGTTTTAAAGAAACTCAATACGGCAGACGAAAAGATAGAACAGATTGCTGAGACAAGTGAGAAAACTCAGAAAGCTGTTAAAGAGGCTTTTGCTCAAATGGCAAGTGGAGTTGATCCATTTATCGAAAGATTAAAACAAGCAAAAGCAGGGATGCAGAATATTATTCCTAAAGAGTCAAGCAACAATTATGAGAGGTTAGCTAATAACATAGCAAAGGTGTCCACTCAATTGGATAAAGTAGCAGATTCCCCAATTGATAATGTCAATAAGAAACTAGATACAATGAAGAAGTATCTAGAAGATGCCACAACTGCTTCTCAGAAATTAGCTGCTGCTAAAATTAGTGGAGTTATTCCTAAAGATACATTAACTTTAGGGAACACTGCTAATACGGTAATTCCGGAAATTGAAGCTCAGATAAGAGTATTAGAACTTCAACGGGCAGAATTAAAACAAAATGAAATATATTGGAAAAATTATCTTGATAATATAAATGGAACATCTCTTGCTGCCCAAAAACAAAAGGCAGAAATGGAACAATTGAATCGTTCGTTTAGAGATGGGCAATCAGCAATTCAAAGACAAGTTAAGGCTGAAGATCAATTAGCTGCTGCTGCCAATAAGGTTTTAACTGCATTAGATAAAGCCGCTACTTCGCAGAAAAAACGAGATGATTCTATTAATAATAAGGCTAGCCAAGCTGCTGCAAAAGCAGAAGAAGAATATGCACGAGCACTAAATAGAAGCGAAGTAACCATTGTTCAAAGAGCAAGAAAAATTGAAGCATTGGCAAATGCACAACGTTCTCTTACTCGTACAGGGAAAGATTATACTGTAGAATTATCCAAAATAGCTTCTGAAACAGACCGATTAAAAAAAGCAAATCTTGATGCTGCAAACAGTATGAATAAGCTGAAAAAGGAACAATCCAGTGTTCTTAATACAACAGATCAGCTTACACGTAAAGTTGCATTATTATTCAGTGTTTCTGCTATTACGGGATATGTTGAAAAACTAATCGAAGTTCGTGGAGAGTTTGAATTACAACAAAGAGCTTTACAGGCAATCCTTCAAAATAAAGATGAGGCTAACGCATTATTTGAAAAAACTGTAGCATTAGCTGTTAAATCTCCATTCCAAGTAAAGGAATTAGTCACCTACACCAAGCAGTTAGCTGCGTATCGTATTGAATCTGATAAGCTCTATGATACGACAAAAATGCTTGCTGATGTATCAGCCGGACTTGGTGTTGACATGGGACGTCTTATACTTGCTTATGGACAGGTAAAAGCTGCTAATTACTTGAGAGCTAGTGAAGTACGTCAATTTACTGAAGCCGGAGTTAATATTCTTGGAGAGCTAGCTGATATCTATACAGAACTTGAAGGTCGTATGGTATCAGTGGGAGAAGTGCAATCTAGAATTACTAAAAGAATGATTGCTTTTGGAGATGTAGAGAAGGTATTTCAACGAATAACATCTGCCGGAGGTATATTCTATAATATGCAGGAAATCCAAGCGGAAACTCTAGCCGGAATGATATCCAATTTGAAGGATAATTTTGATGTAATGTTTAATGAAATCGGTAAAGCAAATGATGGTGTACTAAAAGGATTTATAAATATTATTAATGAGATTGTTGCTAATTGGAGATATTTTGGTATAGCATTAAATGCCGCATCTATTGGTTTTATTACATATGCTGCAAAAATAGCTATAGCAACAACAGCTAATGGCGGATTCGCAGCATCTACAATAGCAGCTACTGTTGCACAAGGAGGGTTGGCAGCAGCTTTAGGAAAAACTTGGCAGGCATTGAAAGGTGTTACACTCTTTTTAAAAGCCAATCCGTGGGTTGTTTTAGCTACAGTTATAGCCGGAACAGTTTATTATGTAAAAGATTTAACTGATAAATTAGATCGGACAAGAGCTACATATGATATTTTAAATAATCAATTAACTACTCAAAAAGAAAAACTTGAATCTCTAACAAAAAGTGTTCAACAACAAATTAATACTCAGGAAAAAGCAGAAGAAGCTCTAAAAAACACCAAGAAGGGTACAGATGAATATGCAGAAGCTGAGAATAAAGCAAATACAGAACGAGAGAAAACTGACAAATTGCTGAATCAATTAAAAATTCAATATCCGGAGGTCTATGCTAAAGCTATTCAAAACAAGGATGGAATAAAATCATTAGCCAACGAACAGAAAAAGTATAATGAAGAGTTAGATAGAACGCTTACGTTAAATAAATTAATGCAAGCCGGAGTGCCGTTATTTGGGAAAAGTTTCAAAGAACAAGCTGATTCCTACACACGTTCTTTGGATGAACAAAATAAAGCTATAAAAAACTTAACGGTTGACTATAACTCATTAGTAAGTGAAATGCAGTTTATTTTAAAAACAGGGAATGATATTCCTAATAGTTTTAAAGATGGACTTAATTCAATTATTAACAGTAATTCAAGTATTGAAGAAAAAACTAAATTGCTAATAAATTATGCTAGGAGTTTAGCTACTCATAATTCTAATTCAAATAGAATGCTAAATAATCTTAGAACAAGTGCAACAAAATCATTAGATGATTTAGAAGAGGCTAATAAAAATAGAAAAACTCAGCTTGCAGCAATGAACGATTCTTACGAGTTACTAAGAGATAATGCCTTGAAAGAAGCTAATATAACTCTTAATGAATTCAAACAGCTTACAAAAGAGCAACAGCAAGATTTAATGAAAAGAATGGCAGTATTTATTAAATCATCCGCAGGTGCTGAAAGCGTATTTGCCCGTTCTTTTTTAAAAAATAGAATCAAACAAGATTTTAATATTGAAATTAATTATGATGAAAAGAAAGTAGAAAAGGAATTAGATGAAAAACAAAAAGCATTAGCTGAAGTTGTAAATAAATATAACAACAAGAAAGATTTTAAAGATAAAACCGCTTTAAAATTACCTGTTGTTACTGATGAAACAACTGTAGAAGAATATAGAGATAAGATTTACAAAGCAGGACAAGCATTAATTGATGCAGCTAAAGAAAATGAAAAATCTATTGTAAATCTTACGCCTCATATTGCTAAAGTAAAAGAAGAAGCAGTGAGATTAGCAAAAGCAGCCGGAGAAGAACAAAAACAGATTGCTTTACTTTTTGGTTACATTGATAAAAAAGCCGATAGAAAATCTGAGTCCGCAGAAGAAAGAAGACTTAAAGCTCAACTCTCACTGTTAAAGCAATTGCAATCTCAGTATGAGAAACTTCGTCAGACTCAAGGAGAGATGGAGGCAACTAAGACACTTCAAAAGACATTTGGGGATACATTCAGTAATCTTTTTAAAAAACCTATTACAAGTATTGGATTTGATAAAATGTCAATTGCTAATGAAGCAGACTCAATAGGTCAGACATTAGGAGAGAAAATTGCTCTTTCTATTAGACAGGCATATGATCAATATTCTTCAGAACTTAGAGCTACGGCTACAGTAACAGCTACCGTAGAAGGTATAAAAGATATTGAAAGGCAGTTTGATTCTATGTTTAATGACTATGAATTATACATATCATTGGAAAACAAAGGATTAGACATGGATGCTGTGGCTAAAATGTTTGACATTGCTCCAACAACTCTTGACAAAATCAGAAAGAAATTAGAAGAAGTTTATCCTGATCCTGCTTCTTTAGGACAAAAACAACTTGATTCTTATTTTAATATTCAGAAAAAGATTACTGATAAAGATAAAGAGGAGACACGTAAACGATTAAATAATTTTGTTGAATACTTAGCAAATTCTGTCGATAAAATCAAGCAGGTTCAAAAATCAGGAGGGTTGGAAATTAACCTTGCAACTGACATGTTTAATAAAGATCAGCTTAATGCAGATCAATATGTTACTATTGTTAAGAATGTGACAGATAAAGTAAACAAAGAAGTTAGCAAACTGAATCTTGAGAAGTTTAAACAAACACCGGAATATTTACAGGCAATGGGCGATCTTTCTGCTTATACTACGACAGAATTAGAAGCATTGATTCAAAAAATGCAGCAATTTATCTCAGAATCAGCAGGAAGTCTAAATGCAACTGATTTAAAAGTTTATTCTGACGCTATTGCTAAGATACAGGATCAAATTCAAAAGAATAAATCTCCCTTCGCTAAAAATGCTTTTGCTGAATATCGTCAATTAGTTAATTTAGAAAAGGAATATCAAGCAGAAAAAGAAAGACAGAATCAGCTTATTGTAGAACAAGCAGAAAGAATTAAAGAAGTTGCAGATGCTACTCAAAGATTAAAAGAAATACAGGAAGCAGGAGAGTCAGGAGATTTTCTTCAGCCCGGTTATAAAGATGAGTTAGCTGCTGCAAATGAAGAGTTTCAATTAGCTAATTCTAATTTGGGGGATACTAATAATCAATTAAACATTTCTCAAGGGAAATTAAGCAATATCTCAGAGCAAATCGGGAAAGTATCCGGTGGACTTGGTTCAGCAATGGGCATGGTTGATAAAATCGTTACTGGAATTTATCAGTCCATTAATGCAACACTCGATCTTATGAATCAATTCAAGGAACTTGCTGAAAGTCGTGGAATTGATACTAATGTGGGTGGATGGAGAGAAGTTCAACAAGCCGGAGAATTACTTGGGAATGTTAATGAAAGAGTAATGTCTTCTTGGAATAACTTTAAAAGTGGTAATATTGCCGGAGCTGTAGCTGACGCTATTGGTTCTATTACAACTGTCTTTACTACTTTAAATAAGCAACATGACGCAAGAAGAGAGCAGACGATACAAAAAGAAATAAAAGCTGTAGAAGATCTGCAAAGAGCTTACGAAAAGTTAGGGAAAGACATTGAAAAGGCTTATGCAATCGACACTCTAAATGCTAGCAACGAGAATGCTCAACGTAATATTGAACAACAAATTCAAAGTTATGAGAGAATGATTGCTGCCGAAGAAGACAAGAAAAAAACAGATAATGATCGAATTAAGGAATGGAGAAATACTATTGAAGATCTTCGGGAAGAACAGGCTAATCTCAGAAACAAACAGACTGAAGAATTAGGAGGGTTCGGATCTGAACAAAATATCAAATCAGCAGCGCAAGATTTTGCAGATGCATGGTTAGATGCATATCGGGAAACTGGAGATGGACTTTCTGCATTAACTGATAAATGGGATGAATATATAAATAATGTCATCGCTAAACAATTGATGTTAAAGGGAACTGAAAAATTTCTAAAACCAATTATGGATATGATGGATGGTTTCTTAGCAAGTGGAAGCAATCTAACAGATGAAGAATTGGATAAGTTAAGAGAAGAGATTAATAAGACTATGCCTTTACTTAATGAATTTTGGAAATCCATTTCAGATAGTTTTAAACTCCCATCCACCGGAGACACTGAACTTAGTGGTCTTCAAAAAGGAATACAATCAGTAACAGAAGAAACGGCACAGATCGTTGAGGCGTTATTGAATTCAATAAGATTCTTCACTGCAGATAGTAATTTGCAGTTGAAAAATTTATATTTGGCATTTACAAGCGTTGATCCAAAACTTAATCCGATGTATGGAGAACTTGTAGCACAAACTGCAATACTCAGAAACATCTATGATGTTTTGAATAGTGTAGTAACTGCAGGAGGAAATCATCCGCTAGGAGGATTGGCTGTAAAAGCTTTGATTTAAGTTTGTTTTCAGGATTTCTTATGAACCGTTTTTGCTCTAATGATTGGGCAAAAACGGTTTTATTTTTTCCATTAACTCTTCTAATATATTACTGTAGTAGGCATAGTATTTGAGTCTATGCTTAATCTTGGCATATCCCATTTTTACAGATCTAGGATTATAGAAATATTCTCTAGCAATTGCTCTAGGAGTCATTCCTAATTTGAAATGCAAGATATAAAAGATGAAATATCTAGCATTGCTTACACTTTCTCTTGTCTGCTTATTGATAATATCTTGTTGCGTAACTCCAAAGTATTTAGCTACTTCATATTCTATATTATCAATTAATTCTCTTTGTTTTTCGTCTAACTCCATGAGTGAAATAAAGTTTTCACAAATGTATGAAAACATTCACTATTATCAAAATATATTCAAGAATATTTCAAATATCATTGATATTCAATTTGTTACAACCGTAATAAACTGGCTAGTATTATTCGGATAAAATTCGCTCATTTAAGCATAGTTCAATGTCGAGCTATATTAAATGTAATTTTATGGAATCAAAGACAGTTGTTTATACTCCCGAAACAGGGAGTGGAAGCGGAAGTGGTATGATGGCTATGCTTGCTCCACTTCTGCAGCAAAAGGGTATTGACCCTAACTTGTTGATGGCTTTGAACAGCAAGGGTAATGGTAATGGATTTGGTGGAGATGGCTCATGGTTCTTATGGATTATCTTCTTATTCTTCCTTTTCCCTCTTTTCGGTCGTAATGGTTGGGGTAATAATGGTTGTAACGATGGTGGAAATGGTGGCGGATATGGTGTCGCTGGTATTCCAAATTTGATTAACAATGATGCAGGAAGGGAATTACTAATGAGTGCTATTCAGGGAAATGGTCAAGCTATTAATACATTAGCTACCAATTTGAACTGTTCAGTTGGACAGATTCAGCAGTCTATTAACAGCGTTATGACACAAATTCAAGGTGTTGGCAGCCAATTGGGAATGTCTAGCCAACAGATTATCAATAGCATCCAAGCAGGTAACTGTCAGATTGCACAGGCAATATCTGATTGTTGCTGCAAGACACAGAATGCTATTACTACGCAGGGATACGAAAATCAGATTGCTACAATGAATCAAACTAATACTTTGCAGAACACAATGAATGCAAATACTTTAGCTTTGAGAGATGGAGCAACTGCCAACAATCAGGCAATCCTTGCAAAACTTGATGCAATGGAAGCCCGTCATTGTCAGGAAAAGATAGACCAACTGACTTCTGAAAAATTGGCTTTACAGGGACAGATTTCACAGTTGAATCAGAATGGATTTATTTCTGCTACTATTCAGGCTAATACTGCTCCTTTAGCTAATGCTTTGAATAACTTGCAGAGCGAGGTTGATGCAATTAAATGTAAGCTCCCGAATACGGTATCTGTTCCTTATCCGCAGTTGCGTTGCTTTAATCCAGAAGTATTCCAAGCTGCTGCTGCTGGTGCGTATGCTGGTGATGTGGCTGCTGCCGCTAATTACGGTCGTTGTGGTTGCTAATTAATCTTCATCGGGATTAAGAGTGTTCTTTGACATATTGTTCTTTAGCTGTTTTATAGGCATTAAAAGCTTCTTCCTTATCATCATAAGAACCTATAAATACCCTCTTTCTCCTTTTAGATAAACGAGCAACGTATTTATTGTTTTTAAGATTTACTCCAATTGGAGTACTACTTCTCTTATGTTTATTCAACAGTAAGAGTTTGTTTATTTCTTGTGGTACAAAACAGCAAGTATCGGGTGAATACATTTTATTCCCTTTGATAAGAATGTCTTTGTCTATTTCGTATCCTTCTTTATAGCCATTGATGGGGTCGTCAAACCACTTCTTGAAGTTAGATAAATAAAGCCATTCTTCACAAACTGTACAATCTATATAAGATTGATTTTTTGTTTTCCATTTTTCATCGTAAATCCTTCTAATAATCTGAATCCAATGAGAATAGCAATCTGTACCATGAGCTAAATCAAGGTCATTAATGGCTACATTTTTAATCCTTGATTTATTGTAGTCATTAGCACATAGTTTGCATTTGTGACCCTTTAGATGGTCTAAAGGATACTGATAATAATCGCCATGCTTTTTGCAAGTTATTATTACTTTAGTTCTTTTGTTTATATAAACAGTTTTAGAATAATCATACTCGTCACCATGAACTGAAATGGCTTTTGAGATAAATTCATCAGTTGTTAATTTCTTCATATTATAAAAGGGAGACGCCCGCCTAAATGTGCATCTCAACTCACAAATAGACAGGCGTCATGTTTTAGAGGGTGATGTCTTTAATTGAGATGCTGACAACAATGCAAAGATACAAATAACTTTTTAAATTCAAATATTTATGGAAATAAAAACAATATACTTATCTAAATACGATTGGACTGTTACTATCTTTTACGATTATATTTGTAAATATTTTGAAGATGTAATGGAAGAATTAGAATATATAGAATGTGGGGAAGAATCACTCAAAAGAGCTTATAAAAATCTAACTACATGTGGATATAATAATGGACTTACATTTTCTAATCACTTAGCGCATAAAAGTGTAATTGTTATAGGTAGAACGAGCAGTGCAAAAGAGTTTGAAAAAACTTGGTCTCATGAATCAGGACACTTAGCAGACCATATATGCCTTACTTATGATATAAGCCCTCATGGTGAGGAAATACAATATTTAGGTGATTACATCATAGATAAGACCTGGAATTCGGCAAAGAAATATTTATGTGATTGTTGTAGAATAAAGAAATGATAATATGAAAAACAAAGATTTCAAGAAAGCATTACAGAGTGATAAACCTATCAACTCTATGTTTGCACTTATTCCCGAAAAGCAAAAGAAGTCTTTTATGAAATTTGCAAAGCAGTTTGGCTTTACAGAAGAAAAAATAAATGCTATTCTTACTAACGAAAAACAGAAATTATGAAATGCAAGAAGGTGAAATATGATTCTATCAAGTTAACAATCATCAGAAAAGACTACGAGATTAATCAAGCGATCAAGAATCTGATAAAAGATTTGCCACATTGCGAATTTGAAGATCTAAGATTTAAACTTTTAGATGAAATTATTGATCTTAGAAGACTAAAAGAAAATAGGCTACCGTAGTAGCCTATCTATAATCAAAGTTTTAATATCTGTTTCCTTTGTCTTTCCTGTGAATAGGAAACGTGTACCCAACTAAAATTTGATTCATTGATTAATTGGTCGAAGGGGAGATTTAATTCCTGAATTAAATTAAATAATTTTTCATTTTCTTTAATTGATCCTGCACTAATATCCGCAGCTTCCCCCCTTCTGTGTTGACTTGTTGCTACACCTCCAACTTCTTTATTTAGCTCATCATTTCTGAATCCACTATTGACGTAAATAGGTTTCCCATATGCTTCTCTTAATGGATCTAAAACCTTTTCAATTAAACTTTTCAAACGACCTACTTGCATTCCATCCGGTATATTCTTTATACCTTTCGCTTTAGCTGTACTGGATTCGCACAGCTCTCCAACTGTAAAATATTTACCCATGTTAATCTTTATTTTCGTTACGTGTATTATGGTATTTATTTACGAGTCTACACTAGGTGTATTCTCGATGGTGTCTCCACTCCACCTCTACTCACTACTTGCATATAGCTTTCGTGAGATACTTTTCTTAAAATTCCTATCGCTCCGTTAAGGTCAGCATTCAGGATTTTCCCTGTACTGCTACGGTATAGACCTCTTTTTATTCGTTTACCCAAGTAACTATCATGGTGACACATCTCTTCTCCGGCATAGTGGTCAACTTTAGAAGTATAGCTCTCTTCTGTTATGACTACTCTTATTCCCACTTCTTCGGATTTATACTGTATCATGGATATAAGCTTTTCAAATGGTACGCTTACAAAGTTCTGATTGTTTCTCTTTCCCATATTGCAGTTTTGCTTCCAGTCTTTATTGTTTCCTATTACAATAGTACCGATATGATGTTCTATACAATAGTTTACAATAAAACGTGATGCTTTATGCATATAGTCATTTACTTTACAATTTCTCTTAAATGTCAGCTTACCTATTCTATTACTCGTACCTCTGTTCCCTATATAGCTCATGAGTAATGCTCTTTTCTTGTTAAAGTATTGGTTGATGGATTCAACGGTCTGCCATTTACGATAAAACTCTTGTGATTGAGTGAATCGTATGAAGTTACAAGATTATTCAATCCTAAATCAATACTCAAATAAGAGTCCGGCTCTAGTCCGGTGGTTTCAATACTTTCCTTTTCATATACTACTTCTATTACGTGGCAACTACATTGAGGTATAATCCTCACTTGGCATAAGTTGCTCACTTTGGTTTTTAATGGGTTGATATTCGTTTTCTTTGGGAAATGTATATATCCATCTTTCAATTTGCATTGTTGCGAGGTAAATACGACTACATTCCTTCCTTTCTGTTTATGCTTATACTTTGGCAATCTTGGTCTACCATTTAGCTTATCCTTGCATTTACATAACTTAAAAAACGACTTCCAATTCTTGAATAGTAACTTAATTATCTGTTGACTTGTCTGTGACGGTAGAACGATATAGTCAGCCTGTTTTTCTTTAGCAAGCCTTGTAGTAACTTCATATTCAGACAACATCTTCCCATTCTGCGTAAACTCCTGACGTATCAGATAATTCACGTAGTTATACAAGTTCTTGGATAAGAAGCAAAGACTATCCAAATTCTTGTCTCCGATGATAATATATCGTTCTACTCGCTGCATACGCAAAGATAGTCAATTATGTGTTAAGTTGTATCTAAGTGCCTATTATATTTCTTCAATGCAAGTTCGCTTATATTATTATCTTTGATATATTGATTACGTCTTTTCAGAGCATCTTCTAATGTTCTAAACATGCCGACATCAATACTTTTAGCACCGTAATATACACGAACCTTATACCTTATCGGGTTTTTAAGACGAGGTATTATTTTGCGGTAGATCCATTTATGTCCTGTATTACTCATGATTATCTATTGTCACCATTGCCATTTATCATATTCCTTTCCTTACGAGATTTGAGTTTGCTATAATTCATTTCAGCTATCTCATCTAAAGTGTAACCTAAATCATGTGATAAGGTAGCGCAATACCAAAGTACATCTCCAATTTCTTTTGCGATTTCTCTTTTTCTGTCATCTGAGAATTCATGATTGTTGTCACGAATAACTTTTTTTACTTTATCCGAAACTTCTCCCGCTTCTCCAGTTAATCCTAAAGTGGGATAAACAATCTTATACTCTTGTGGATAATTCGCTGTTTCTAATGCTTTTAATTGATATTCATTCAATTCCATCTTCTAATTCTTGAGCTTTAATTATACATTTTGAAATAATCTCAGGGTTGGTTAGTATAGAGTCTAGCTTTTCATATGCTGCTACTATTTTGGGTTGATAATTATAATCAATGTCCGGTGCTTTTCTAAAACACCATTTTGTTAAATTGGTTAGTATGCTGAAAAGCTCTTTCTGCTTATACTTCGACAAAGAAGTAGCATTATTTGTATATTTGAAAGAATCTGCGACTCTATGTGCAGTTTCCCATATAGAATAATGCGTCATACTTCTTGCTACCTCTACGTGAGATAAAAAATAAGTATTTCCGAATTCTCCCGGAAGAGTATCAAGATATTCTTCAATTGATTCTTGATATTCTTTTAATACAGGCATTACATATACATCAAAAAGATCACAAAAATTAGAGTATATGTTACCCGATGTTGAGGATATCTTATTTACTATTTTCTGATATTCCCGGACTCTTTTAAATGCTGCCTTATATATCTTCTTTGTTTCTGAGTCACGATTAGGCATCATTGTATTTAAGTCGAGAACGCAAACATTACATAATTCATTGACATACAATACTGCATATGTGCTTATTAATATAATTTGTTGAGGAGTCAATGGAATTTTTGGATCTGACTCTTCAAATTCTTCCGGATGAGCTTCTTCATATCCCATTCCAAATAAAGCAAAATCTACAGATGCAGGATCACTAGGCACAATTTCTCGACATTTATTTGTCAACTCTATACAAGTCTTCATGTCGTTACTCTTACGTTTAATATAGCCTAACTCTCTAGCTTTATTAAGCACATGAACGTCACATGGAATCAATAATTTAGACTGATCTAACGATTTCCATATCCCTACATCAACAGGACTGTTTTGGCGAACAAGCCATCTAAGCATTAAACATAGGCGTTTACAGCATGATTTAGTCTCTTTGGGTATTCCCTTACATCCATAGAATATATTGATTAATACTTCAATATATGTATCAAATATTCCCACACTCTTCATAGCATGAGTAATACATTCTTCGAGTGAATCGAAATTCGTATATATCTGCTTTAAGAAATAGCAGATATTTGCTAAATCAAAATTAGTAAGCATTCTATACCAACATTTATCTTCACCAAATGATAACGGATATGTTTGAGACATGACCCATTCATATGGTGATTCTCCCATGATGGCCAACGTTTTTTCGCAAGCCTTGTAAATCTGCTGACGATTGCCAAATGACAGGGTTGAGCATATTAATGCTGCTATTTCAATGTCTCGTTTATTTTTATATCTCCAAAGAAATGATACCGGGTCTTTCTCGAAAAATTTTCTATCTTCATATTTATCTATTAATGATTTTATTTCCATGAGAAATGTCTTATCTATTCCAAAGTTTTTCATAATAAAAATCTATTTTTCTCTCTAAATCTTTTTTACTAAAGGAAAATATAAGGCACTTATATACGACTCAACACCTAGCCGTGTGCCATAACTTTTAGTTATAATAAAAAAGCTCTTTCTAGTTGGTGTTAACTAGAAAGAGCACGTTTCTTTTTCGACTGCTAAGATAGCAATTTATTTCTGATTTCCCTAATGTTTTTGGATATTTTTGCTATACATAAAAGTACAGCCCAAGTTACAACACTTGATAGTAAAGTAGACAGTGTGATTGCTAATCCAGTATATTGAATATCTCCATATTTATCGTATGCCATAATAAACGTGAGAACGATTGAAGCTATTATTCCTATCGTGAGTACAATATTAGCAATTACAATTAGAGTAGCTTCTTCTTTGTTACATGAGTTTAATACAGAATCCTCTTTTTGTTCTTGCTTTTCTTTAACTAACTTGGAGTAGCTAAACTTTAAACAATCGAGACAATAATCAGAAAAATCATTATCTAACTTTTTGCCGCACTTTTTACATTGCTTTTCCATAACATTTTGCGTTTTATTGGTTAATACTAAATAATAATGTTTCCATTTAGTTAGCATCACCTCACGCATATATATGAAAAAGGCGTAGAACTAATGCCTAACGCCATCGAGGGCTACCACACCCTACTCACTTACAGGCAAAGTCTACGCCAGTATATTGGCGTATAAACGCAATACACCCATAAGTGAGTTCAAAATAGCCCTATTGCTTTCAAGGTGGTAGTTCGATGGCGATTAGGCTATAATATGTAAAAAGCGTACCATCTATTCAATGATACGCTGCAAATATAGGAATAACTTCATAATTTCTATTCTTCTTTTTCCTCTTTTTTATCAGTTTCTTCGTTAGGAGATTCCTCTTCTGCTTTAATATGAGCCATTCTCCGAAGAAGTTCATCAAAATCTTTCTTCGGAACACTTAACTCAAAATCAAAAGCTATTGATTTTACGTCTTCCATTTTTATCACTTCCTTTTTTTTCTTCTTTCCCATAATTAAGCAATGTTTCGCAAAAGTAAATTAAATCTTTGAGAATCCGTATAATTTCGGGTATTAAATCGGAAAACAAATTCATCAATATATCTCTGCATATATTTTCTGCTTACACGATAGTATATTCCAAATATCATCCTCTTAAAATGTGACCACACATTTTCGATGCCATTTGTGCTAACAACAACAATTTCTCCGTCATCAGTAGCATAGGTTGTACCATAGAAATGCTTACTATGATCTACATTTCTTTGTTCGTAATCAATATTAATTCCCGGATATCCTGCTCCATCTGTATAGACAATACTTCCTTCTGTTACATATTCATTTACGATAGAAAGCAATGTATCTCCATATACATTAGGAACTACTTTAGCAACAACTTTTCCATCTCTTTCTAGTATTCCGAATACTGGAACTTTGTCTTTATAGCTACGCCCTTGACATCTAGGGACTTTCTTGTCCTTATGCCTGTTCTTATTTTTCCCTCCTACAAATGCTTCGTCAATTTCGACTTCACCGGATAATGTATGATTATTCTCCATTGCCATATATTGCCTAATCTTATGAAGCATCTTCCACGCTGTCTTTTGGGTTATACCTAAGTCTCTCGCTAATTGGCATGATGAAACGCCTCTCTTATGTGATAAGAACAACATCATAGCATAGAACCAAGCTCGCATAGGTAATTTAGTATTGGCAAATGCAGTTCCGGTCTTGACATCAAAGTATCGTCCGGTGTTCTTGCATTTATACTTACCATTACCACACTTATAGACCTTCGATGATGCGTCATAAGGTGAAACTATTTCATCTCCCCATCGCATCTTCTCGAAATATCTGATGCAACTTTCTTCATCGGGAAAATTATCAGATAGAGTTAAGAGAGTAAATTGAGTCTTCATAATGTCTACCTTTTTAATTACCTAAATATACTAAAAATCAATGATATATGCAAGTATATTGCAATATATTTTCCAAAAATAAGTCTGTAAGGATGCTAAAGAACATCCTTACAGAACATACGCATCCATTAACGTTTATAAACTATAAACAGTACATTTGCCCGAAGTAATAACCCTAAAAACTACAAGAAATGACAAGAGAACAATATGAAAAATTGCAGAGTAAAATAGGCAATAAATTATGTCCTATTTGTGGAGCAACAATAGCAAACTTTTTATATGATAAAACAGACATATTTCGTCCTATTCATATGGGAATAGAAGATTTCAAATATGTCGACATTCCTAGTAAAGAATATGATAATATAGAATGTAAACGTTGTGGATATGTTATGAGGTTTAATATAGAAAAATTACTTAGATAAATTTTCTATATGTGGTCTAATTATTGCTGATGTAATTATTGGCGCATCAAGTGGAAATTCTGCATCTGTTGAGTATCCCCATTTAAGGATTCTTTCAGATGCATATTTCATTTCTTCTACTATTTCTTCGTTAGATTTCCCCCAAGAATCTAAATTCTCTCTTGCAATTCTAAGAGTAGTTAATCTGTTTTGCGCTGATAATTCATTTACTAGCTTTTCCAATAATTCTTCTTTCTTTTCCATGATCTTTATTTTTAATTGTTTATAAAAAAGCCCGGATTCTCCGAGCTATTACTTTTTGTTATGACCTAACGGGCTAGTGTCGGGTCGTATATAAGTGCCAAATATAAATGTGTTGTTAGCATATATATTATCAATGTTATTTAACGCTCTACATAAATCTTTGTTTTTCATATCTGTGCTATTTTTTAAATCTTGATAATTTCTAAATGTATATATAACATCTGTATTTTTACCGTATGCGTAAATTGGAATTTCTAAATCAAAAGATATTTTCTTTTTTAACTCCATAATTCCTTTTTTAGAAATATCTCTTGACTTTATCTTAAGTTTTATAATCTGCTGTTCTTTATCAGATAAAGACTTAAATGCTGATATTATTGCTCCATATATGCAAAAATCATTCATGTTTATTACTTCTTCATTAGAAAAACGTATAGTTATTATCTTTCGTTTTTCTAAAAGAAATTTAGTTTTCATTTCATCTCTGTACTTATGCTTAGGAGTAAGATGCTCTTTCCCATCAATCTCTATCGCTAATCTGTATTTAGGAAAATAAAAATCTATATAACACCATTCACTATTTTTATCATAACAACATTTCTCTCTAATATAGTAAATTTGTTGGATATCTAATAGTTTGGCAAAATGAGCTTCTGCTTTGCTCTTTTTACATAGAAGTTGGTTTTTTCTTTTACCATAATTATTTTCTACGTATTTTAATCTTTCTCTTTCTTTACTACTATATTTGTCCATAATTACAATAGATTATTCAGGTAATGCTAACCTACGTGCGTGAAGTCCCCTAAGAAGATAAGTTTAAATAAAAACAAATCAACTTTCGGGTAACGCTGTTAAATCATTCAGTATAAAGCTGAACCTTTTCAAGCGTGTCGTTTCATAGAGCAGATAAACGACTTTAAACCTTTTAGATTACTACTCAATCTCCGAACCCAGTTGTTTAATCGCATCCCCGACTGGTTGCATATTGTTCGGTTTCCTCTATGCAGATAGGCTTTTATTGCGAGTGGCGGATACAAAACAATAAAGCCGTATCAAGACTCTTCTTAACACGGCTTTTAGCTTTATTGTTCTAAATAAACCGCATTGTGGGCATATTCTTTTTAGAATATGATGAACAGCACAATGCAGTTTAATCTTATATATTGAATAGTATAAGCAATTTATGTCTGTATTAGGCTGTTCATTTCCTTGATACATCGGCAAATATCCGAATAATATTTCATACTACCAAATTTATTCGTCTCTTTTTTCATTTTCTTTATTTTCAAGAATAATAATATGGCTATGTCCTTTCCCTGCCGACCAGCTATCTCCTTTGATAACAGTGTAATCTTTAAGATAGTTTTCTGCGCATTTAACAAAGTCATCGACTCCATCAAAGATTAATGGTTCTTTATTTTCTAGTTTTTTCTTTATTCCATTCAAGCGTTCATTGGTTTTAACTCCAATATAAACTAATGCATATCCAATAAACATTCCTATAATGAATGCCAAAAAGTTTGCTCCTGTCATTTCTTCTCCTTTCTTCTTTTTCGTTTTTCTATTATTTCATTAAAGGCTTTCTCTATTTCTCGAAAAGTATGTCTAAACGCCATAGTATCAACATGTTTCGTTTTATCATTCCATAAACAATATTCACTGCTTTCGTTAATTAACCATTTTACTCCTCTTCTGTGAATCATTCTTTTTTCACGAAATACATCAAATACTTTACATGAGAATATACTGTAATCATAGCATTTCATCCTTAGCCAATAATTATGATGATATAAATAAGCTAAAACAGATAATATATCTTCTTTTTCATAAGGATAACGGACACTTGGAAAGTGTTTTAGAGAATCTTGTAATTTGACATAGCTATCAATTAGAGAATTGGATATATCGTTCTCTGTCTTTATTAATTCACTGGGATTTATATCCTTATTGAATATTATTCTTATAAGGTCAGCCGCTTTCCTACAAGATTCATAGTCTTTTGAAAATTTAAGATATTTCATTGCAGCCTTTTCAGTTTCTACTTCTTGATAGTATTTGAATGCTTCTAATATAAGGGTTACTATTTCTATCCTATATAAGGCTTCTCCCCACCTTACTCCCCAATTACTTCTATCTGTTTCCATATTATAATGATTTCAGAAGTTCCTCTTTTGTAGAATATAAATGTTTTTCGGATAACCATATATCATTTCCATCAAACACGTATTGAATATACATGTTGCATACATCTATATTTATATTTTCAACTTTCTTTAATACACATCTATTGTTATGCATAAACCAAACTGTATCTCCAATATCATATTTTGTACTTATTGTCATAAAACTACATCTTTAACTGGTTGATAATATCTTTTATTTCTTCCGAGTTGATATGTCCTCTACCTTTTGGTTGAAGGAGCATATCTGCAAACAAGTCGGCTACAACGTTATTGATAAATTCTTGAAGTAAATGCTTGGCTAAATAATCATCATCATTTATTTTTTCTATGTGTGATATTATCTTGGCAAGCATTTCATTGTTTTCTTTCGTTAGCCCAAGAAGCTCATTTATCTGTTCATCACTCATGGCATTATTTTATAATCGCAAACGTCATCTTTCAATATTAACCCATTGCTTTGAACGGTAGAATACAAATGGATTATAACCTGCGTATCATCTCTGTTGTCGATATAAACTTCTTGCCATAGCTTTGCTATTTGTTTCATTGTTTTTTCCAACTTGTCTTTGCCTATATCTCCATATCCGATCCATTGTTTTTGTTCTAACAAAGAGATATGTTCGTCTTTCGCCCAATGATAAGCGGATGCTTCTAATATATAAATATTTTTATTTTCCATTTTTTTCTTTAATTTGTTCCAAAGTTATTCTCATTCCTTCTTGTAGTCCTTTTGAATAGGCATCTTGTCTTTCTCCGAAATTCCATAATATATATGTAATAATAAGTAAGATCATACATATCACTCTATGCCACATTGGTAATTTGATGCTAAATGGAGATAAATTAATCTCCAAATGCCCAACAAAGACAGCTATTATGATGAATGCTATGATTGACATTATTAATTCTTTCATTCTTTAGCCTCCATAGTACTTGCTATAAATTTTTTCTTCTTCCATATTCTGCTATTAATATTCCATCTCTATCTGGATGCTTTACTCCTTCAAAAGAAGGGAACAGTCTGTTGCCAATATCCAAAGAAGCTTTCTTTAATTCTTCCCCACTGCATCCTTTAGGGAGAAGTTCTCTTTGCCACTCTTTAGAATCAATATACATGTGTTTACAACCTAATATCTCAATCACATTTAACATAGCTTCGTGACATCTTAATGCACTCACAGTAGCAGTAAATCTAGTTGGATTTACCATTGGTCGTTCTATAAGAAAAACCAAATCATTTTTATTCATACCATTAAATAATGACATAAATTTCAAAGAGTCTAATCTTGTAATACTTTTCTTTCCTTTTGTATAATCTTGTTCTGTTTTTACAGGTGTTTTTGTGAAATATGGTTCTATACTATCTCCAACTATACCAATAGTTCCACTGACACCATTATCTAAACCGCAATATATTTTATTCATTTTCGCAATATTTTTTAATTATTTTATCACTTATACGTTTATCTATCTTTCCTATTGAAAGGAAATACATTACTCTCTCTCTGATATATCTTTTTTTAGCTTTCACATAAGCGAGACTCGCTTCTTTCTTAGAATTGTACCTTCCAAGCGTTTTATTCCTAAAAACAGATTTATATTTATCATTTATTTTATCGTAATATACACCTATAACCCCATTATTAAAGCGTTCTATTTGTGACATTAAGACATTAATTTCTCTTGGTACAAAACAACAAGTTTCAGGAGAATAGACTTTGTTTTTTGAAAATATATCCTTATCTAGTTGTGTACCTTCAATATAGTTTTCATCAAACCACTTTTTGAAGTTGGAAAAGTAAAGCCATTCGTCACAAACTGTACAACCTTCATAAGTAGGATGCTTTATATGATATTTGTCATCATAGCATCTTTGTAGCATACTATGCCAAACAGAGTAGCTTTTAATATCTCTACCATTTCTGTATGTAATATCATCGTAATCATTTATCCCATTATTAAATATTAGTTTTTTTGATGAGCATCCACAACTTTTCGTATTCCCATATATTACTGATTTTAAATCAACTAATACTATTTTTCCACAAGAGCATTTACATTCCACTCTTTTAATCTTTTCTATTACCCCATTTTTCCTTTTATACAATCTAGGCTCTTTATAAGATAGAATAGTTAATCTATTAAAAGTTTTCCCTATATAACATTTATTTTCCATAATTCTGCTTCTTTTTATTTTCTAACATCATCCATAATAAATCAACTACTGGAATATTTTTTTCAAATGCCCATTTAACTAATTCCATTTGGTTCCCAATATCCAATTGCGTTATTGGAAAATAATAAAAAATAGGATTCTTATTTTCATTTTCCTGCGTCCATTCATAAATGGATTGCAGATAATCACACAATTTCCAACATTTAGGTTTAATCATTAAAACTCCTCCTTATTTAATTCTATTTCTAATCCTTTTTCAGCTATATAACATATTCTTCCGGTCTCATCCCATACCATTTTTTTAAAAAGATTACTATTACTATTATCATCACTTAGATGAAGCAAGCAAATTGTTTTTAATTTTGAAGAAATATTATGTTTTATAATATCTATAGTTTGATATATTTCCAAATGGGATTTATATGCACTACTACTCCATTTATCTTCTCCTGCATTATCATCTAATATACCATTGCCATAATTAGCTTCAATAAACAGATGATCAAGATCTTTTATTCGATATTTAAAATATTGAAGGTCAGTTGCAAACAATAACTTACCTATATTTTCATGCTCTATTAAATAAGCATAACAGGGAACCGAATGTTCAACTGGTATAGGAGTAACCATAAACTTCCCAATTCGGTATTTCCGATTAGCATGTAATGGGATTACTCCTTTATATAATTCTGCCACATCCGGATGGCTATAAACAGGAATAGCTCTTCTAACTATTTCAGGAAGATGCATAGAATGATCTGTATGGCGATGTGTAGATATACAAGCAGCAATTTTTTCAGCATGATAATCTACTGCCGGAAGAACACACTTTACGAAATTTACTCCGGCTTCTATAATAAGAATTTTTCCATCACATTCAAGTAAATAGCAATTCCCCTTACTACTACTACCTAAAATAATTATTCGATCCATTTTATTCTTTTTGCAGACCAAAATCACTCCAACTCGGATTCCTCTTGTCTAGCACTTCAAATATTTCTGCATCATCCATCCAGTCTAAGGCTATATCACAAAATTTAGCCTTTTCCGCAGGGCTAAGATTATTAAACAAATCTTCAATGTCATTTTGTATTTTTACCTCCGTTATCATATGTTTCTTTGTTTATAATTGAGTATGCTTTTTTAAATATTTCATAATCCAATAATTCCTTATCACATATTTCCATTACGGAAGAGATATGATAATTTAAACTTCCTTTTAATTCAGAAAAATCCAGTACTCCTAAGTTTCCTTCTATGAATTCTTCTAATTCTTCACATAAATCATTTATAAAATCAATAGTATATTGTTTATATCTACCCATCTGATAATATATATCATTATCTAAGGCTTTCAGTTCTGTTAGCAATGCTCTTGGTGTCATGGTTATTCAATTTTAGATATTTAATAAGGAAACATTACTCAAGCAAGTTTTTTGAGCATGATGTAATCTTTACAGTTGTTGTTTTCGGTGGATCAAGAGGAAAATCTTCATCGGTTGAATATCCCCATTTAAGGATTCTTTCTGATGAAGATTTCATCTCTTTCACTATCTCTTCATCTGATTTTCCCCAAGAAAATAAATTCTCTTTTGCAATTCTAACAGCAGTTAATCTGTTGTACGCTGCAAATTCATTCACTAATCTTTCCAATAATTCTTCTTTCTTGTCCATAATTTCCCATTATTTTTTTTAGTACAACATCAAATCTTTCCACTAAAGCTTTAGCTGCTGTTTCAATAACAGTCCTATTGAAACTACCAGTGTTAAAATAACCGGAATCATAAACTATACGCCTAATCATTTGTTCAGGGTTTTCCCTTGAAAAAGTATCTTCCGCCATCTTTTTAGCTTCTATTCTAACTGCATCTTGAATCCATTCTCTAATATCTTTTTTCGTAATACCAAGTTCATTAATCATGTAGTTACGAAACATTAACCATTTGTCATTCTTTCCTGCCATAGTCTTAATTTAAAAAGTCCCATCCGAATAGGTATTACTACCTAAACAAAATGGGACTAAATTGATTTATTTACTAAAAATCTCCACAATCTATCCAATCAGGACTCATTTCTTCCCAAGAGGAATCAAAGTCATCATCCATGATTAAAAAGCTTCATCATCAGGAGTTTGAGATGTTGCAGATTCCGATTGTTGTACATCAGCATATTCATTGATTGGAGAAGAAGGTGTTTCTTCTTCCGCGATTTCCTCATATTCAACGAATGGCTGATCTATTTGTTTAGATGCATCTAAAAGAGCACTCGCATCTTCTAAGTCATCATTAATAGAAGCATTATCGCCTAATGACGAATTAATCAACATCTTCGCTGCTCTTTTAATTACAGTTCTTTTAGCCATTTGATCCGGGAATTCCTTATGCACAAGCTGCTGCTGCGATGAACTTTTACTCCATGATTTACGAATTTGTGCAATAGACATGATTTCAACGTCAGTCTCACCTTTATCGTTTGTTACCATAGCATAAGCACCAAGCATTTCTCCGTCAATAGATTCAAGAGTTTGAGTATGTTCAATAATACGTTTTCTTCCAGTAGCAGGATCTACTTCAAATTTAAAAGTATCTCCTTTATAAATGATGTTTGCAATAGGCTCATAATGTTTAGAAATACGTCTAGCCTGCAAACATACTCCAAAATAACTTTCTTCAAAACAAAGTTTATCTCCACGGAGTATCAAATATCCCTGTTTCTTTGAGACATCTAGCCCCTTTGTAGCCATCTTAAAGAGAGCACTTTGAATACTATTGTTATTCTTACATATTTCCAATGCACTTTTCCCTGATTTATCTTTAATCTCAGGAAGCATCAGCATGGCTCCTTTGATAGCATTTACATAATTGTAATCATTAGGCATGTTAAATCCTATTTGACACAATTGATCAATTCTGTTAATGACTTGTTGCCCAACATCTGTTTTTGCAACTTCATTTTTTTTATCTGCCATATAATTGTTGTTTAATAATTGAAGAAAGACGAAAGAAAAACCTTATGTCCTCTTTCGTCTCACAAATATATTAATTATTTTTCGAATACGCAACTATTTCTAAATTAATTCCTTTCTCTTTAAATTTGCGTATTACTTCCAAAGTTCAAAAGGGGAGATCATCTACATCGCTTACATCTGTAGTAGCAGCATGAGTCCGTGATTGAGTTTTTTCTTTTACAGGTGGTTTCGTTGAAATATTATGATTTTTATGAGATTTATTACCATCACTTATCCATTCTGTACAGAAATTACCAATGAATATATCTTGTACGCCTCTCGCTTTTTCTTCTTGTGAAGCGCAAAATTTCATATAATGTGTTTCTCCATTTTTGCCTAGATTGGCTAGTTTTCCAATTGCAAACCGGAATGAAGTTCCATAGTTGTTTTTTGTAAAACAATCTTTAGGAATTTTTGATATACAACATACTCCGGTTATATAAATGTCTGTTGATTCTTCTATAGATTCTACTTTTTTTGCCATTTTTTTTGATATTTAAGATTCATACGGATACACATCCATTAATTTACTATCAGAAACAGCTTCTATTTCATAGTCGGCTATAGTTCCTTTCATGTATTCATCAATATAACTAATAGCTTGTCGAATGTCACATGCTTGAATAAGTATATGTGTAGGACTTTTTTTCTCACTGCCACTTTTTTCATCCAAGGTGATAAAATTCAATTTAGCCTTATACCAAATATCATCGACTTCTTGTTGACTAGGCACTACTTCTGAATATTTAGTTTGTTTAGTAGCACTCACTTTAAATTCTCCTGTTATAAATGGAGTCATTCCCTCGATAATACGTGCTTCTGCTTCTGTACAACTTAAAGCATCTATTAAATAACGCTCTGTTACTTTTTTCTCTTTGCCATTTTCCATCAATTTTTCATATTTGATGGAAGCCTCAAACCAATTATGCATTTCCGTAATATTAATTTATTTCTGTATTAACTTCTACTTCTTCATCTTCTTTATTAACTGATTGATCCGCAGCTTTCTTTGCAGCTACATCCATCATAGAAGAAGTTAGTTTTATAGCGAATCCATGATCCAAAGATGAAAAATAAGCACTAGAAGCAATAAATGTATTTTTTATATTTATAGCTTGGTGAGTTAGTGACATACCTACATTTACAACAGATTTCAACAATTCGTTTTCTTCCTCATTTCCTAAATTTACAATAGAAAAAGCACCTTCATTTACAGGTACTATAATCATTGCCGGATAATCAGATCCCAAGAGCTGTGCAAGCTCTTCTAATTTCACTTCAATTTTTTCTACTCTTGTGAGTACTTTTTCTTCTTTTTCCATAACTTAATTTTTAAAATTATTATTCTTCTTTATCTAAAATTTCATCTAATGAAGATAAAATTTCTTTTTCTGAATTTCTAGGGACATATGCAGTTCCTGCTATAGACATATTACCAAGTATCTTTAAATCTTTCCCTATAGATTTAAGATATTCATATGTTTTTTTATTACATTTTGGTTTAAGATAATGGGATTGATTGAAAGCATTAGCTCTTTTTTCTACAGCAAGCATCCTAATTATGACAGAACCTTTTTTACCTCTTATTACCGGATTAGTGGAAAATGGAATAAATATCCCTTTCTCTATAACATCACCAATCTCCATTTCTGTCACAACGGTGTCATTTAAATTATCTAATGTCAGATTTATTAAATAATTATTCATAGTCCTTTATTTCTACTCTTAATTGGTCATCGTGGTTACTTACATATAAATTAATAATCTGCCTTTCAGTTAAAATTTCGCTATTGCTCGTAATTCCTTCCGCATTGTCAATAAACAATGGCATATTTATATTATAAAATTTTTGGAATGCTTCAGCAATATCAATGCCGGAAACAACAACTTCTGCAGCATTATATACAGTTGATGGAATATTATCAGTTGTGATAATACATGAAGGAATCCATGTTCCATCTTTTTTCTGAGACATCATCTGCACCTGACAGCGATTTAACAGGACATTGACTTTCTTTGATACAAGATCTGCGTATTCTTGCTTATATGCCTTTAATTCCGCAGAAATTCTTTCCCATTTTGCTAATTCATTAGCAGTATCACGCTGTTGTTCTTGATATTCTTTTATTTTTTTCTCCTGTTTTTCCCTTTCTTTTATTAGCCCAATCGTTTCGCTATCTTCTTTTATTTTATCCATCAATGTTTTTTTCATCTCAAGGAGACCGGAATTATCCGGCTGATCAACTTCAACCAATTCGCTTTTAAGATTGGATATTACATCCATCTTCTTTTTATATTCAGATGTTGTCTTAAAATCTATTCGGTTAGCTATCAATTGACTAAGTTTTTCCTTTAATTTAGAATTATCAAAAAATGGAGTATTATCAATATCATACTCTTTAAGTTCTTCTTCTAATTCTTTTATTTTAGCGAGAGCGTGGTCTCTATTTTCGTTATTTTTTTTACCTTCAGTAATAACTGCGGATTTTTCTTTTTCTTTTTGTTCATAAAAACGTTTCCGTAATATTTCTAATTTTGATTCAGGTAATTTATTTCCGCAATAAGAACATGTATCCTCTTCAAATTCTCTTTCTACAATAGCATTTTTTTTGCTAAGAAGTTCCTCTCTATGTCTTACACAATAATCAAATAGATCTTGATTATATTTTATAGTTGATTTAATAGAATCAACTTTTAATTGACGATCCTTATTCGCTTTTTCTATTATTTTATTACTTTCTTCAATAGCGGATATTTGATCTTGTATTTCAATAATTTCTTTATTTTGTTCCTTATTGAAATTTTCCTCATCCTCTTGCAAAGATAGCTCTAATTTATTAATTTCAACTAATTGTTGATTGGCTTTTTTAATCAAAGGCTGGACAGACATGCTACTATCTTGAATTCTCTTATCAATATCTTCAATCTCTTTTGAATTATCTTCAATCCGTTTCTTTGCTTCTTCAACCTGTGATAAATCAGGAAGATTTTTAGTTAACGTCTCTATTGTTAAAGGCAGTGATTTCAGAATCTGTTTCAAAGGATCAGATTTGGTCTTAACACGAGATTCTAGCTCCTCAATGGAATATCTTTTCAATTCCTCAAATAAAACATCGTAACAGCCTTCAAAATCACTTTCTTGAATATCACCACAAATTGTAGCAAACAGTTCTCGCTGTTCTTTCCATTCAAGTGAGAAGATATAGAAAATATTAAGAATAACTTTTAAGGCATCTATCGGACAGAATAAATCTTCAATCCGTTTCTTAAATTCTCCAGCACTTAATGCTATATCGTCAATAAATACTTTATAATCGTCGCTTATATTTTTAGTATATTCTGATTCTCCACGCTTTCTAGACCACGATTGAATTGCAATTCTAGAAAATTTATATTCATTCCCATCTATTTCAGTTACTATATGTACTTCAGCTGGGATAGCATTCTCATAAGTCAAAGGGAGCCTATTATCAAATAGCTGATAATTTGCCCTGCCTTTTATATCAAACCCTGTAAATACCCAATAAAACGCATTAAATAATGTACTTTTACCAGTTTTATTACGTCCATAAATGTCAGTTATATTTTTACCAAAAATAACTTCTGCCGACTGCCCACGCCAATTATTTAGCGTCATTTTTTTTAAAATTACTTTTTTCATTCTATTTTCCTGTATATGTAACAATATGATCTTGTGTCATGATACCATAACTTATTATTCTCAAATAACCATTTTTTATTAAATAATCAATAGCAAAAAGAGATTTATAAGAATCCATTATGATTAATTCTCCTTTTGTTAATACAGTGTTTTTTATACATTTGGTAAGTATTGGATTAATATAAGAATTGAAAGTCTCTTCCATGCTTTTTACATCTGAGAAACATTCCATCCTCATCGTTTCATAGTCATATTTCATAATTAAAGAATTAGAGGAAGATTAATTTTTACCAGTTAATAGCCAATCGTAAATCTCCCTTGATTTAAAATCAAGCCATTCAGCCTTTGATTTAAAACTATCAATAGGCTGAATGTGTAACGCTAAACGATACGCTTCTTTTCTCAATTCGATTTTTTCTCTAAGAGAAAGTTCGTTTTCTAAACTCTTTTTTTCTTCTTTCTTGTCCATAATTCTAAATTTTAATTGTTAATAAAAAGCCCGTCTTCTACCGAGCTATAACTTTTTGCTATAACGAAAAGCTAGGTGCTAACTGGTATATAAATGCCATTCCGTCATTGGGTGATTATGTAGTTCGTGAATCTTTTTCATTTCTTTTTTTAGATTTGAATTAGTTTTTAAATGGCAAATAATCGTTTTCGTATAGCCAACAAAGCATATCATAGACTGCATCAAGAGGATTATTATAGCTATCGGATGTTCTTTCGTCCAAAAGGTCGTCACTATCGAAATAGCTACAAAACCAACCATCTTCAGAATGAAAGATAGTAGGCTGATAATGACAACCGGAATCCTCTCTACTGCTATCAACTAATATCCTTTTACCATTTTTCATTGTAGGATATAATACAGGCATAATTTCCAATATATCTTGTAGAGTAAAAGCTCCAATACCATTACCATTTTGTATATATTGGGAAAGTCTTTCAGGATATTTCACTACATCTAAGTCGCCACCATATTTCAAGTCATAAAACCAGCTTGCGGTACTTGTATCTACGCCAAGTTTTTGTAATCTCCGCATCTGTTCGATTGATAATACTTTTTTTGATTTCATTGTTATTTCTCCGTTTTAAGTTCTTTCAATATTTTCTTCGCCTTCTCATAGTAATTAACCCGCCGACCAGTATAAACATCATCTGTGTGTTCATCGTAATGGTTGGCGTATACGTATTCCTTCAAGTTTTCACGAAAGGAGTCTCCGTCTAAACCTAAATCATCACAATCATCGTACATATTCAATTCATAAGCTACCTCATTACATTCTTGATGTGTGACGAAATCATACACAGTCCCATCATAAACATTTGTCTGACGAACGTATTTTTGTCCCGGCTGTATCTTGCAAGCACAAAATTCACATATATGCTCTTTCTTGGCTGTTGGATAGGTTTCTCTTAATACTGTAGGCATAATTATTTCTCCTTCTTTACTAATTCAACTTCTGTCGGCTCTTCATCTTCCCATTTTACTTCGGGAAATAAAGATGAGTCTATTTCATAGTAATCATTGGGACGGTAATTAACTGAACACCATCTATCAAATATACCAATCTTTGAAGGTTTGGTAAAATATAAAAATAGCCTCCCGTCTTTGTTTCTTGCTACATACATATTAGTCTCCTTTCTTTAGTTCTTCAATGAGAGCATCAGCAAATATAACAGCTGCTCTTGCAATATTAGTTTGAATTTGTCTTTGACCATGCTCTGCTCCCTCACATAAAACCTGATGATAGAAATCTTCATTTGACATTATTGCAGTAACTGTTTCCTTTGCTATTTCATAACGTCTCTGTTCCCAATCAATATTATCAGACCTTTCTTGAAGTATTTCAACCTCATCAAAACTTAATTCAATAGGACTACCGTAACTATCACACTTATCAAGTGTGACACGTGCGTAATCAGCAATATTGATAATTTCTCCAGTTGCTTTTACTCTTGCTTTCATATATTAATCTCCTTTCTATTAACGCTATGCTAATTAATCTTAGGCATATCATATATCATTTAAAGTGGTTAAAATAGTTCCCGATACCGAACCAACGGACACCGGGATTATAATTATTCACATGGGATAATTTTTCCATGATTTAGTTTATAGTAAGTATCTGGCTTTATTAATTCACCATCAACCTTAACAGCTTTTACCTCCTTGATTGGGTATGTATTTCCGTCCCAATCACCTCTTTCTGTTAGGACTATCCAACATCCGATAGATCCTTTTGCTTTACTATCCTTACCAGTCACTATAGCAATAGAATCTTTACCGCTAACTTGGGCTGCCGATCGGTCTCCGGTGTTGGTTGCTGCCGATCGGTCTCCGGTGTTGGTTG